GCTACGGCTCTTACACCTTCGCAGTCGGTGAACCCGGCGTGCTGATCGAGCGCGTGCCGATCAAGAACGCCGCGCAGCAGACGCTGGCGATTCGGGAGACGTGGACGATTGACGCGTTCGTGAAGGCGAGCAGCGCAACCCCGGCGTCGGTTTCCAGCAAGGTCTCCGATATCGAAGACGCCTTTTCCGAGGACGGTCAGGACTTCGGGTTGCTCCTGCCATCGGGCGGATCTCCAGGAGCAGAGTCAACGAATTGGGTCAACAACAACGACTGTCTCGGTGGCACGCGGGTCATCGTCGCGCCAAGCTATCCCGAGGGCGGCGCGGGTGAATACGTCGGCTTTCGCACCGTGCGGATCGTGCTGGAAGGCATCAAGCCCACCGATGACTCCGACCGAATGCTGGTCAGCTTCCGCGAGACCATCAAGCGCATGGGCGGCGGCCCGCGCTATGGGCACATCGAGACGAAGATTGGAAAGCCAGTCAAGCAGGAAAAGCGGTCGTCCACGATCTACCGCGCGACGCAATCGGGTGAAGCGGTGGGCTATATGCACCGACCGCGCTTGCCCATCGCACTTTGGCCCGATGCCTTAGTTGAGGCCGGCGAGATCGAAGACGGCGGCAACGACCGGATCGGCGACGACTATTTCAACTACGTGCTGCGGTGGACTTACCAGTTTGAATCGGCCGGCCCGCTCATCGGGCTGCCGCATGCCTGGGTCAGATAAAGGAATCGAGCAATGGCAGTGACCAAATTTTTCATAGGAAACGCCCAGGATATTGCCGACCAATGGAAGGCTGTGCCAGCCAATGTCAAAGTTGGCGACATCTTCCGCCTGACGATCAACGAAAAGAACATCGAGCTGGAATATGGGAAGTTCGCCGTCGATGGTGATACCCCCGAAGAGCATTTGTGCAATGCCTTCGAGGATGCCATCAACGAAACCGACATCCCAGAATGGACGGAGGTCGAAGCCACGTCAACGTATGAATATATCGATGGTGTGCAGACTTACTATGTACTGCTGGTTGCCAGAACCAAGGGCATGCCGGTCACCATCACCGCCAGCACGACGCGATCATTCTCCGTCACGGTTACAACGGTCCGCGAAGGAGCCGCAATCAGCAATGAGGTTCAGACGGTCCAACTGGCCGGCGTGCCCACAGGCGGGACGTTCACTCTGACTTTTGACGGCCAGACGACGGGCAACTTGGCCTGGGACATTTCTGCCGCCGCATTAGTGACCGCGCTAAACCTGCTCAGCAACATTGCGCCTGGCGACGTGACAGCCACACTCGCCGGCTCTGGCACGGTCGCCGATCCGTACATCTGGACCGTGACTTTCACCGGAACCTACGCGGGCGTGAACGTACCACAAATGACCGGAGACGGAACATTGCTTACCGGCATCACCGGAGCGCAGTACATCGCGCACGCAACCCCTACACAGGGCCAAAGCGGCACAAATGAAGTCCGCAAGCTCGCGTATACGGTCACAGATCCCACTTCGCCTTCAAGTTGCCAGATTTCCACCGGCGGTGGATTGCCGGGTGGCGTAACCATCATCACGAGCGCATACGACGCAGCGACAGCACAATCAGCCATCGAGGGAGTTCTCGGTATCGGCACAGTGCAGGTCACCAAAACCGAAACATCCGCCATCGTCGGATACTTTCTGATCGAGTTCATTGGCACGTTGGGGCAACAGGACATCGTTACCGGCGATTTCGCCGCCGGCACCCCGACCAACGGAACTTGGACGATGACCACGCAAACGGAAGGCTCGGCAACGGCCGTCGATGAGGTCCAGACGATCACGATTCGCCTGGCTCCCACGGGTGGAACGTGGACCGTTACTTTCGGCGGCGCGACAACGGCCGCCCAAGTGTTCAATGAATCCGCCGCCAATCTCCAAACAGACTTGGAGGCGCTGGCCAGCATCGGGGCCGGCAACATCGCGGTGACCCGCGCAGGATCAGGTACGGTCACCAGCCCTTACGTCTACACCTGCACTTTCCAGGGCGCGCTGGCGGGAACCGACGTGGCCCAAATGACCAGCACCAGCAGCCTCACGGGCTGCGCGGTCAACGTCGATTCCACCACGCCGATCACGAATGTAAACGAGCAGAAGCTCATCACGATCAATGGCGGGCCAACCGGCGGAACATTCACGCTCACGCTCAATGCTGAGACGACCGGACCGATCGCTTACAACGCTACGGCTGCCGCGGTCCAGACGGAAATCGAGGGGTTGACGACGCCGGTTCCGGGCGATGTGACGATTACCGGGGCAGCCGGCGGTCCCTACCTCTACGAGTTCACTGGTGCGTATGCCGCGACCGACATTGCCGATACGGCCCTGACCGGCTCCGGCGCTTCTCTCACCGGCTCGGGCACGCATACCCTGACTCTCACGCACGAAGTCACCGCCACGGGCAAGAGCTATTTCGACAACGTGGACAACTGGAGCGACGGAGTTGTCCCGGTCTCGACCGATACAATTTACTTCGCGAATTCTTCAATTTCGTTGCTCTACAACATCGACCAGAGCGCCATCGTTCTGGCGGCCTGCCACATCGAGCGCAGCTACACGGGGCAGATCGGGCTGCCAGACTGGACGGGAACCTATTACGAGTATCGCGGCAAGTCGTTCAACATCACGACAACGATCCTGAATATCGGCCAGGGCATCGGGGAAGGCTCGTCGTTCATTCGTATCAACAACGGCACAGGGCAAGTCACGGGGACCGTCTATGCCACGGGCGGCTCGGGCGACCTGTACCCTTGCGCCGTGCTCTGGAAAGGAACCCATGCCAGTAACGCTTGGAAGATTTTTCAAGGCAGCTTTGCCGCAGCATATTTTCAGACCGAGACCGCCACGATCGCCACGCTGGAACTTGGGCACAGCGGCAGCCCGGACAATGATGTCACGTTCATCGGCGGTGCTGGCCTCACGCTCGGCACGTCGGCCAAGAAATGGGGCGGCGAGGCCACGTTCAACTCTGCCGTACCGACGCTCTGGAACATTGGCGGCAACGTGACGATGGTGGGCTCTGGCGGCTGCGCCACTTCCTTCTTACTGCAAGAGGGTGGCTGCTTCTGGAAATCCACGGGCACGATTACCAGCCTGGTCGTCGGCAAGGGCGGCACGTTCGACAAGCGTGGCTACACCGGGGCCAACACGATTACCACGCTGCAAATGCACGCGGGCGCCGCATTCTATGGCCATATCAATAACCTGACGTTCACCAACCCGATTCAGTTGGTGCAAGCCTCGATTGAAGAAGTCACTCTCGATCTGGGTACGAATTTATCCCTTGCACCCGTGGCCCTTTAGGAGCATTGACCGATGGCGGCTCCCAAGGGCATTTGGTCGTTTCCCGGCATCCCGGCCGGCAGTATCATCCACGGCTCGATGGTCGAGCAGCATGGCATCACGCCCGGCGCGGCCAGTCTCTATTGCACGCCGTTTGCCGGCACGCCTAAGACGACAGGCAATCTGCAGTTGACCTACGGCACAAAAAAGATGCTGTGGAAAAACTGCCTACTCGATTCGATCCACGAAGAATTGAACGACAGCGGGGAAAGAATCTGGGTCGCGACCATTCTTGACCGCCGCTGGATGTGGGGCCACGGCGACGCAAAGTACGGCACAATCTCAGGCTGGTACAACCAGCGGTTGCAGCCTGACGATCCGGGCTTCATTCCCGGCACGCAGCGCAGCCCGGCGCAACTTGTGCAACTCTGCCTGCAAGCCCTGGGGGAAACGCGCTGGAACACGAACGCACTTCCCAATACGCCGGACACGAATCCGCCCGTTGAGTGGGATTACACGCCGGCCGCCGAGGCGATGCAGGCGATTCTCGACCTCTACGGCTGCCGGATCTTCATTGATTGGAACGACACACCGATGGTCGTCCGCCTGGGGGTCGGCCGCAAGTTGCAGGGCGGCGAATCAATTGTGACCGCGGCATCAGCGACCGCGGATCCCGTCGAACGGCCGCCACAGATCATCATTGCCTGCGCGCCGACGCGGTTTCAGGTTGATCTTGAACTTGAGGCCGTGATGGAGGAGCCGGACGGCTCGTTCGTCGGGTTGCCATTTAGCAAGTTGATGCCGGCGCTGAAAAACGGATGGTCCGATGTGGACCCCATCGACGCCGAAGCGATGATTTCGATTTTCCCAAACTTGCAATACCGCAAACTGGTCATCAAACACCTTTGGAAAACGTATCAGGTCAAGGTGCCGATCAACCTGCCGATTGCGCAGTGGGTCGGACAGGGTGTCGTGATTCGCTCGTTGCAGCGAATCCTGCCGCTGCTGGATACGCAACTCGACCGGATGCCATACACGGGGCCAGGCACGGGGAAATACTTCCCGCAAGTGGTCTACGGCATCTTCAGTGATGAGCATGAAATCAACAACAATGTGGTCAACGTGATCGACCCATCGATCATCTGGGATCCGGCGACGCTCACCAGTAGCGACCTGGGCGGTTACTATCACAAGTCGTTTACCGTGGACCGCGAGCGCGGGTTGGTGCAGTTCTCAGATCACGTATATCGCGTGGGGACGAAGCAAATTCAGGTGATTGAAGATGAGGCGTTGCCGCCGCCATCGATCATCACCCGTCGAACCATCCACAAGGTTGATGCGATCTTCCGCGACGAAGCCTATCTCTACCTGCGCACGGCAATTCATCTGCGCGATTTCGTTAACAACTCTATCATGCGCTACGAGCGGGCACGAAACCTGCCAGCGCCAACGCTGCCTGTTGCTCCCCGATACGACAAAAAGGATGATCTTGGGGCAAACGTGATTGTGCGGTATGCCAAGCCGGGGCCGCAGCTTCACAATCGACCGCAAGGACAACCGCCGCCCCTCAACGCGCCGCCACCGGCGCAGCTCAAGATCGCCAGCGTGGTCACTAATAAGCAGCAGGTCGATGCCAACGCTGACCGATACCTCGACGCGATTCAACTTGAGTACCGCGTTCTTGATCCCGAGACGCGGCGCTATGCCGGATTGTTCCCCATTCAGCTCGACGGCGCGATTCAGCAGGTCACGTATTGGGTGGACGAAGAGGGCTTCACGCGCACCCAGGCCAGCTACAACTGCGAAGCCCACGAATTCGCGCCGCCCTATCGAGAGAAGCGAAAACTTGAGCAAGTCAAGGCGCAACTGCAAATCACGCAGCCGGTCGGGCAGAGTGCGCACGAGCCCACCTGGACCAAGCCAACAAGGCTGCGCGCATGAACCCATTGCCTTATCTGAATTCGGTTCGCTGGTTCACCGTCCGCAACACGACGAAGGAAGTCATTCCCGGCTACGCGGTGATGAAGCTGGGCATCGACCGCAAAGCCACGGAAAACGTGTACATCTGGGAACAAGCCGGCAATCGCCAAATCGCGTTGGTGAAAAAACCCGATGACGATTCTCAGGCCAACCAGGATTGGACGCTACATTGTTTCAACAGCCCGTTCCACATCGAGCCTGGAAAATGGGGCAACGCGACAATCGACTTCCCCTGCCGGGTTTTGCACGAGAAACTTGATCGGACTTTCACGGGCGATGTTGCCGGCCTGCAATCGGGCAAGTGGTGGTTGTCTAATGCGTTCGACGCCTACCGCTCGCTGGGCCACGCGCCGGGCTCGCCTTTCGCCACGGTTGGGGATTGCATTTGGGTACTGCCGCGCGAGAATCAATACCCCGTGGTCGCGGCCGGTTCGCTCGATTCCGTATCGCTCTACACGATCAATAGTGACGAAGCCGCCGAAGTCCTTTCTTGGGACTTCACCGCTGCCGCAGCCAATCCTGCGGAGTTTGAATTCGGCGTGCTCCCGCCGATGAATGGCGTCGAGTTTGGATCGACCTCAGTAACTGGACTGACGGGAACCGCCGTCTATCCGCTGAAGATCATCCGCAGCGGAGATTACCTACTTCATTTCGACGCCGTTGTGTGGCTCAACAACACGGCCAACGCCTTCATTGCGCAGGGCAAGTCGATCACGCTTCAATGGTATCGAAACGGCGAGAGCATGGGTGCGGACTACGCGACCTACAGAACGCAAGCCGACTGGCAGATTACCCTGACCGGGGCCGTGCATGGCGAGACGATCGAAAACGAGTTTATCGACTCGCGCGAAAATGTTGCAACGACACAATGGGCGCGGTTAGAAGCCGACGATTTATTGTCGCTCCGCATCAGCATCGGACCTGCGGGAACTGGAGATCGCCGCGTATCGCTGGCGAATGGGCACGTCTGGATTGAACGCCGCAGCGGGCTGCCGCATCTGTCGGAAGGGACGCATGCTCACCAATAACCTCACCGCCGTCATCACCGCCCTTGAACGCCCGGCCTCTTTGGAGCGACTCTTTCACTCCCTGCGCCGGTTCTACCCCGCGCTGCCGGTCATCGTCGTTGACACGGGCACGAAGCCCGCGGATTTGCCCAGCGACAAGCTCGAATACCGGCAGCGCGGGGATCTTCAAGCGAATGTCTCCGCAGCTCGCAATGCCGGCGTGGCGGAAGCCCAAAGCGAGTTGGTATTGATTCTCGATGACGACTTGGAATTCTGCGAACGAACCAACCTGGACGCGATGGAAGCCGTTCTCGCCGACCCGGCTATCAGCTTTGTCGGCGGCAATTGCCTGGACGTGCGGAGCAAAGTTGAGGTCAGCTTCGCCGCCGATCTGACAATCGAGCCGTGGAAGGACGGCCTCAAGCAACTTGTCGTCCGCGCGCCAAAGGCGCAGGTACAGAAAACGGTGGGCGGGATTCGCTATCAACCCTGCACAATGGTCAGCAATTTCCTCTTGGCCCGGCGCGATGCGTTGGTCGCGGTGCGATGGAATGAGACGCTGCCGCTGTGCGAGATGTGGGACTTCTCCCTGCGATGCCCGGCTGGCGCGACAGCCTATTGCCCGGACTCGCTGATCCTGCACCATCGGGACCGGCCGGCGGGATACGAGAAGTGGCGTGACCGCGAGCAGGAATTCAAGAAAGAGTTCATGCGCCAGTGGGGGATTGAGAGAGTTGTGGCGAAGGGCTAGAGCGGCGGTTCAATCGGGAAAATCTCGTCATACGGATGTGGCAGCGGCTTGCCCTTCGGCAGGTCCAGCCCCTTTAGCAGATCAGCCTTGCGGTATGGCGCTACGTCGGCGATTGCCACCTTGAGCACGCCGGTTTCGGCAATCTGAGCGAGGCCGGCTTCGCAGTCGATTACCATTGATTTGAGCCGCTCCCAATCTTCCGCGCTCAAATGCAACTGGTGGCCGCCGACCTCCAGGTAAACGGTCACCATGCCGTCGTCACTCGCCAGCAGCGATAGCGCGCAGTGGTCGCCGTGGATTGTGGTGAAGCTGCCGAACGTCAGGCGGACGGTGACGGATTCCATGCCGGCATTTTACCAGCCCCCTACCCCCGACGCCAATCCCGCCACCACGGCTCACCCGGCAGCAGCACCAGCATCCGTCCCGCCGCGCAGTTGAGCGCCGACAGCGCGTAGCAGACGGTGCCCTCAAACACCAAGTCCTTGAGCGCGAACACGCCAGCCGCGAATAGCAGCACGACGGTGGCGGAATCGCAGAGCAGTAGCGCGGCTCGGGCTCGCATGGCCGAGGTTATCGGCAGGCGGTGGCGGTGGGCTTGAGCCGATCCTGAAAAGCACGTCGGGCTGTCACCAGTCCTGCCGCGGACGTGGCGGCTGGCTGTCAATCAATCGGCGGCGGCGTGGGCTTCCGCTGCTGGCACATGGCGCGATCCACGTAGTGCCGCGCCGTGCGTTGATCGACGTGCCCCAGGAACGCCGACTCCCAGCCCGGCGACGCAATCGCCACTGCTGTTGCCCCACTTCGCCTGAGCATCTTGCTCCCGCCCGTCAACCCGGCGGCGCGCACGATTGCGATAAAGCCCTTCATGGTCCGGCGCCGGTTCAAGCAGTCGCCGAATACTCGCGACCGATGCGGCAAGCGGATTCCCTCGAGCGCCGCCAGCGCAGAGGCATCCAGCGGACATAGCACGAGGTTCCCGGTCTTGTGCTGGCTCACCACGGCGATGCCGTTGGCGCGAATCTGCTCCCATCGCAGGCGGACCAAATCGCCAAGTCTTAATCCGCTGCTGTAGCCGACCCGCACGAACGCCTCCCAGAATTTCGCCCGCTCGATTTTCGTTCGGCGGAACTTGCCCGGCACGCAGCGCGCCGCAGCAATGACCCGGCGAAGCTCCGGGGTGTCCCAGGCTGCCGGCGACGGCGCCGGAACGCTGATGCGCCGCACCTTTCGCGGCGGCTGCTTGGCGTGCTCTTCCTGCCACGCATAACGCCAGAGCGTGAGCAACTGCCGGCGCTTGTTGGCAAGCGTGGATCTGCTGCGCCCGTTGGCCGACACGAGGGCTGTCAGCCAGGCGTTGACCTTCGCATCGCTGAAGTCGCTCACCCGTGCGGAACGCTTGAGCCAGCGGCCGAATTCCAGCACCACGGCGGTTAGAGATTTTCCGTACTCGCGCGAGACTTCGCGCGCGGAAAGATAATCCCGCAACAGCGTGGATAGCAGCATGAGTGTCGCCCTTGCCCGGCAAGAGTTTTGATCGGCACTCCGTACAGCGGTCCTTCGATACCGCAGCCGCGCTATCCGATTTCCTTTGCGACCGGCAAATTCTAACCCGTTCTAGGGGTTCGCAGCTCGACAAGCCGCGAGTCCATAGGGCGATTAGCTCAGTTGGTTAGAGCGTCGGCTCGACAAGCCGAAGGTCACTGGTCCGAGTCCAGTATCGCCCACTGGTGATTTATGAAAAACAATACGCCCACCGCAGAAGCGGGAGAAGCCGCGGCCGTCCGGCCGGGGTTGGGCGTCGATGCCGTCAGTCCGTTTTCAGTGAGGTCTAATCAATGTCGAAAAATGCTGCTGAACAAATCGAGTCTGTGCGGCAAAAACTTCGCGGCCGTCCGAACGAAGATGACCTGCTCGTGCGGGCCGTGCTCTGTGTGGCTCAAGCGATCTTGGAATCCGGAGGCAACAGTTCCGCTACTTCGTCTCTGGACGAACCGGAGAACACCGAAAATGCATAGCGTGCCGCCTCGCACAACGCTTCTGCTTCGTCTCGTGAGCGAACGGAAACGGCCTGCTCACCGAGGCGGAGAGTCACCGTGTCTTCGCGAATCTCGGCGCTGGCAACTGGCGACTCATGGCCTTCAAGCGATTGGAAGTAGCGAATCATCTTTTCACCTTTTTGACGCATGAGTGTGGGAAGCGGGGCTGCGATTGTTTGGTTCGTGTGTTGAGGACGATTTTATGAATTGCAACAATTTACGCAGGTGTATATAGTACCTGCATGGAAGGCGATGTGCAACCATCCGAATTGAATGAACTCTTCAGGCAGAATCTTCGTGCGCGTCGCAAGGAATTGGGGCTTACCCAAACCGACCTTGCCGCCCGGCTGAATGAGTTGCGAGAGCGCAACGAGCGGCACAAGCCGCGCAAGGATCGGAATACAGAGCGGGTACACTTCCCCTACATCAGCGCTCTTGAGCAAGGCGAGCGCGTGCCGATTATCAGCACGCTCGCCCTCTTGGCGGAAGCCCTGGAAACCACGCCAGAGGCTTTACTTTCCGCCCCGGAAAAAATTCCTGCCTAATCGCTTGACTTGCTACTTACGCAAGTGTATAAATCGCCAGTGTGATGAGCACTGGCTTCTAGCTCGCCTCTGAGCACGAAGCCCGCAAAATTTTCCGCGGCTGGGCCGCGCGGCATTCGCATGAAGCACACTCCACACGCACGAGCAGCGCGAGCAAAGCAGCGGCGAGCCGTTGGCATCAAAGCCCGCCGCCGCGCTAAGGGATGCACGCCGAAGGTGCGTTACGCATCGGAAGGCGAAGCGATCAGTGCTGCCGATTCTCTGCGGCTGCAATTCTACAAATGCCCTGATTGCAAGGGCTGGCATTTAACGCGGCAAGACACGACGCGCAAGGACATGGCAAGGCGACACGCGATTCGTCACGAATCGACTCGGCAAGGCGAGACCAGAACACAGTGGAGGCCACGAACGAGACTAGGCTGGACTTGGCATCACAACACTGGACGCGACTAGGCTCAACACGACTTGGCGAGACGGGATCACAGCAGAGGATCAAAGAAATGACACGACGCGATTCGACGAGGCCAGACTCATGACAGCACGTAACACAACCTGACGAGACCGGATCACAGCAGAGGATTCACGAACAAGACTGGACAGCACGCGACTCGGCCGACCGAACGTCACAAGTCCCAACTGGATTCGATTCGACGCGGCGCGACTAGACAGGATCAAAGCAGAGGCAAACAAGAGCGCGACACGACTGGACGTAACACGGCAGGACCAGCCCGAACTAGACCGAACTTAACCCAACGTGACTCAACGGGGCGAGACTAGATTTTTCCCAGGAGAACCAAATGCTTTTGTGCACTTTCAAGATCACTGGCGTTAGCGACCTGATGTTCGGCCGGCGCGTAACCGAAGAAACTCAGCGACGAACAGCGCGTTGAGCACAACCTGAATTTGTGCCTCGCCGGACTGATTCGCACGGCCAGCGGCGGCGCTGCCCGGAAGAAGTTGTCGGGGCATCCGAACTTTCACGCCGTTGAAAGTGACGCGGTTATCAAGCTGATGACCAACGGGAGCAAGACTTGACGCGCAGTGACAGGGCATCACTCGACTCAACTCAATTCGACTCGATTCGACAAGACAAGCCATGCCCCAAACCATCGACGCACCGTGCCTGCCAATCGGCCCCCGTTTCGGAGGCGACGGAGACGGCAACGAAATCCTGACCGCGCATCATCAGATTCACGAGTGGAACTATTACGTCCGCTTCCGCCGCGCCGACAAAGCCGAAGCCCTGCGCGCGGCCATGCAAATGTACCGGGACCATCACATCGGCGTGGTCGGCATGGTGGCGCTGTCCGCCCGTATCCGGGAAGCGTGCGGGGACGTGAGCGTGCCGGGGAAGGGATGGGTGGATGCGTGACGTGCAATAACGACAAGGAGAACCGGATGCTACTTGGAAAATTCACAACCTGCGAAGTCAAAGGCAAGGGCTATTACTTGGTGAGCAACGCGCCGATCTTCTCGGATAGCGTTGAAGGAAAGCCGGGTCGCGGCGTGCGTGTTCAGGCTGGCGGCAAGCGCATGCGAGCCACGTCGTTGCCGGAAGGCGGACGCAAGCCAGGCAAGACTCGCCTGCGCCGACGGAACCAGCGCGCATGAGCGGCCAACGAGTCATCGACGCCGCTGTTGCCTGGATCAAAGCCGACGACGACGACATTGAATCGACCTGCGAAGAATTAGGAAACGCCGTGGACTTCTACCTCGCCAGCCAGCGTATTGCCAACCAACGCTTTGCTAGCGAATGCGTGCGCTGCGGACGAAGCCGGATGATCGTCGTTTGGGTTCACGAGCCGAGCAAGGAACCGACCGGACCCTATTGCACAAGCTGTGCGCGGACGACCCCATGAAACTCGGCCAACTTGCCCACGACCGCACGAACCCGGCCCGCAACGGCCGGCTCGTGCGATACACAGCCTGTTACGGAACAGTGCAGCGTGACGGCAAGCTGCTGAGGATTCCACGTGCGAACCTGCGGACAAGATCGCAGCCCTGGCTGGGCAGGCCACGGCTTGGCATCGGCACGGGCCGGGAATCGCAATTGGCGGCGGCTTGCGGGCTGACGCTGCGGCAGGTTCGGGAGGCTTTGGAGCAATGAACACGAAAGGGAATCAAATGGACTTCGATCAAGAGATTCTGAACGCCGTGCGGGACGGCATTCGCAAGGGCGTGAGTTCAATGCTGGAAAACCAGTATCACAGTCCGCTTCACAAGGTTCTGTCTGATGTGGTTGCCGCCAAGACGAACGAGTTCCGTGGGCTGCTTGAAGAGGCGATTGCATCGTGCGTGAGCGACCAAGGTTTTCGCGATGAGGTCCGTATCGCGGTTCGCTCCAAGATGGCGAAGTTGCTGATTGACCGTTTCGGCGGCGAAATGGAAAAGCAAGTCAACGCGCTCAAGAGCGACCCGACCACACGAGCGAGGATCACTCTGGCGATTGAGGAGATTGTGAAACAAAAGGCGTCTTGAGGCGTCATTCATACCCCGTCCGGCCCGTGCGGGGAACCACTGGCGTTATGCCGAGCATGGTATTGAGCGTATGGCAATGGGCACAGGTGGACGCAAGACCATAACCCCGACTCGCGAGCGGGAAGCGTGACAGCCGGAGAGACGGCAATTTAAGGAGTATGACCATGCTCTCCGCTATCGGATTCTGTGCCCTTTGCGTCGCGGCGATTACCTGGCTTGGGTGCGTGAGGGAGCGAAACGCATGAACGAAATGGACGACATACCGGACGACGTGCAAGAGTCGATTGGAGTTACCCACGAGGTAGCGGCGGATAACTGCGTCGCGCTGGTTACGGTCGGAATTATTCAGCGTGAAGGCGTGGACGATTGTTCGCTCTGGGTCAATGTCCCCGAACCTGAATTGCAAGAGTACGCAATGGAGCGGGCAATTGAGCACCTGCAATGCTCGCTGGCAAGTCGCAGGGCTGGACGAAACTGATGACCGAATCCGAATACAACGCCCGCATCAACGCCCTGGCAGACGCCGAGCTCGAGCGGCTCGTACCCGCCCTGGACGTGCTGAGCATCATCGACACCGGCTATCCGCTGTCGGTGCTGCTGGTCGACGAGCTGGAGTCTGAACCGATTGTTATAAGGATCTGCGAATGAACACCATACAATTTGCCGCCAAGCATGGCGTTACCAGAGATGCCGTCTGCAAGTGGATAGAGGCCGGGCTAGTTCCCGCTAAACGGAATGGCCATCGGTGGGTGATTCCAGACGATGCGCAGCGACCGAAAAAGGTTCTCCCAACAAACATGATTACCGTGCGAACTAATTCGGAATTACACAATGCGCTCCGGCGTGCCGCATCGAAATCCGGGAAGTCGCTGAACTCATTTTGTGTCGAAGCACTTCGGGAGTCGCTGACATGACACCCGAACGCCTAACCGAAATCCTCTCGTGGACGCAGCGCGAATTCGTGCCCGACTCAAACCTGCACGAAGCCACCGCCATGATCCGCGAGCTGTTGACCGAACGGGAGAACATGCGCGAAGCAGCGGCGACAACCTGTCGGGAACTTTACATGGTGGGCGATGCTGAGTGTATTGAGATTGGCGAGAGATTGGACGCGGCGATGGGGGCGGCGTGATGGATTACTGGAAACCATTCGAGTCGCATGTGATGGACAACGAGTTTGTGCTTATCGATGCTCGCACCAGAGAATCTCCATCGGCGTTTCTCATCGACGCGATTGGACCTCGCAAATACGAAAAGCCCGGTCTCAAGTCTGCGCACAGCAGCATCCGAATGGCAATCAATTCGCTGCGACTGGCTGAAGAATGCCCGGCGATCCACTGCCCATATGCAACGCTCAACTGCCTATTCGCAATTTGGTCTCTGAAAAAGGAATCGCCCGTCGTAGCCCTAAATGAATCGACCTGTGATTCGTCCGCCGCACTTGAAGCACTGCAAGCGGCAGCGAAATGCCAAGATGAAGCCGGCGCGATGCTAAACGTCGTTCGCGCGCTAATGTCGCTTGCCGCCATATTTCCGCGCGAGAATTTCGTTGAGTCGCTGAAGCAAGTCAGAGGGTGGGCGTGGTCCAGCTACATCACGGGAATCGTAATGCACATCGACGCTGAGCCGCCGCCCGTCGTGCAGAGGTCGCTGTTGGAGGAATCCGCATGAGACAGACAATGCTGTTTTCAGAACGCAAGCGGAATCCCCAGGTTGAGACAACCTGCCAGCGGTGCGGTTCGCCATTCTCGGTGCATGTTGGGCGTCTTGCAACGGCCAAATACTGCTCTCGCAAGTGTGTACATCCTCCGTCTAAGGCAACCTGTAAGGCATGCGGACGCGAGTTTGGATTCTCGCCAAGCGCAGAGCGTATTTATTGCTCAAGAGAGTGTGCGGCGACTGAGATCGGATCGCATATTCAGACCCACGGAGAATCGAAAACGCGATTGCATGGCATTTGGTGCCACATGAAAAACAGGTGCAATTGCGAGACATCGCAGGCTTACGAGTATTACGGTGGGCGTGGAATCCGTGTCTGTCCTGAGTGGGAGGCTAGTTTCGAGGCGTTCCGCGATTGGGCCAATGCGAACGGCTACGCGGAGAATCTCGAAATCGACCGTAAGGATGTGAACGGCAATTATGAGCCGGATAACTGCCGCTGGGCGACCCGCGTTCAGCAGATGCGAAACACTCGCAAGCGACGTGACGCGAAAACATCGAAGTTCAAGGGCGTCCACTTCAATTCAAAATGCGCCAAGTGGCGAGCGTGTCTGCACAAGGACAAGAAGCCGATCCACCTGGGAATGTTCACAGATGAGGTTGCCGCTGCTAAGGCATATGACGCTGCCGCCAGCACGGTGTACGGAGAGTTTGCATCGCTCAATTTTCCATCGCAAGGAGGTGTCCCATCTTAGTTTTATCGCGTCGTACCGGGGAATTCATCGACATCGGAAGCCATATTTCGATTTGCGTCGTGCGCATCCAGGGCGACCGGGTGCGAATCGGCGTGCAAGCCCCGCGAGACCTGAGCGTCTTGCGGCGCGAGTTGAATCACGACAGGACCGCTGCGTGTGGAGACGCATCGGATGGAGCCGCCGGAGTTAGCGGCGGGCATGAAGCCGGTTAGGAAAGCCTCGCCCGGTGGTGAGTATCTAAGCCGGGCTTGTTTTGGAGAGAACCATGTGCGTGATTGACTTCGACGAATACTGCACCATCTGGAATGAAACCGAACGCACGGCGCGCAAGCAGCACAAGTGCAGCTCATGCGGCGGCAAGATCCAGCCGGGCGAAAAGTACGTTGACCACTTCGACGTATTCATGGGCGATGCCAACTACGAGAAGTGCTGCATGGCGTGTGATGTGGACCGAAATGAATTCGGCAAGGCGCACGAGGTGCAACTGGGGCCGCTGAGTTGGCAGCAATACCTCGACGAGTGCATCGCGGACGATTCCGAGTACGACAGCGACACGGACGAGTACACGCCCGGCGAAGATGCCAAGCGGTGGATAGCGATGCGCGAGCGGCTGAAGGAACGACGGCGACTGGCAAAGGAATCGCAAGCATGCTAACCCCCGACGAAGCCCAAGCCTGCGCCGCGGTCGTCGAAGTCGACGGCACCGGCAAGTGCTGCAAGCTGATCCGCGAGAGCCGCAACCTGCCGCAAGGTACCGACGCCGCGCGGGAGCTGCTGCAAGCGGCGGTCGGGGCCTCGCTATGGCTGATGCCTGAGGCGGAGATCGCCAAGCGGCTGAGGGAGTTTGCAGGGAGGATCTCGTGAAGACATCCTCCGCTCTTTCCTGGTTCGGAAGTGATAGCGAAGTTGCTGCGGACCTCGCAAGGTTCCTGGACAACTGCCGGCATGTGACGATTCCATTTGTCGGCGGCGCGTCGATCATCCCGCACTTAAAGGCCAGGGCGATTGTCGCGAACGACCTTCACAGCCACGCGATCAACTTCTATCGGTGCCTGGGCGGCCGGTACGGTCACGAAGCGCGGATCGATCTGATTTGCCAATGCCAACACACATTGAGCCACCCGGAAGAGATTGCGAGGGCTCGCGAACTGCTGGCATCCGGACAGCTTACCGATCAAGCCTGGGCGTTCTGGGCGACGTGCTGGATCGGCCGCAAAGGAAAGGGCGGAACAACGGAACCAGCCAAACTGCCATCAGTTCGCTGGAATGCCAACGGCGGGACGAACGCCAGCAGAATCCAGGCGGCTGCAAACGATCTTGATGCCTGGGCCACGACATTCGAGCGGTGCGAGTGGCAGGAAGAATGCTTCCGCATGCTGTTGCCAAAAGTGAAGGACCAGCGCGATTGCGGCATCTACGTGGATGCGCCGTGGCGCGGGGCCGGCGACGAATACCTGCATTCGTTCACCGACCAAGACCACAGGGATTTGCGTAACGCGCTGGGGCGATTCGAGCAGACGACGGTTGTGGTTCGTTACGGAGACGACGACTTCCTGAGAGAACTTTATGTAGGCTGGGAGATCATCGAAGCCAGCAGTCGCACGCAATCCAATGCGCGGACGGGCGAGATTTGGATTTTGAACGATGCTGCCGCAGTCCCCATGAACGCCGAACCGAACGGGTGAACACGATGGACGACCAGCCCCAACATTCGATAGCGCGGCATCCGCTCCGCGAGTTGCTCACTGTCGAAGAGTGGCAGCAACTGCGCGAGGACGTGCAATTCTGCCGCGTGAGTTGGCCGATCAGTTGGATCATCGAGCGCGAAGAGGAGAATCAGGAGGACGCACCATGAGCACAACCACCAAGGCGGCCAAGCGGACTGACGACGCCCGGCTATCCCGCGCGCTACTCCGCACCCTCAAGCCCAGCGGCGCGCGCGAAGTCTGGCACATCGGCCGAAAATGGTACGGGCGATATGGTGGCGGGGTCGCAGCGATCCGCCCGGATGTTGTCGATGCGGCACGGGCCAAGTTGCGGCGGGCTGGCGGCACAAGTACCCTTGAGGCTCCCAATGGAGCAAGCCGCATGGGCCGCAAGCGAAAGTACAACCCGGACCCGACAACCCCGGCCGGGCAACTCGCGCTCTATTTGCAGCACCTCGTCGGCGATGACGCCACGAAGATTGCCGCCAAGACCGGACTGAGCCGGGCGACTATCTTCAACTACATCGGCGGCACGTCATCGCCTTCCATTGCGGCACTCAACAAGATTGCCAAGGCTCTAGGGAAAAGCGACTACCGCGACCTGATTCCGCCGGATGATTTCGTTGATGGAATCGGCGGGAATAAGCGGCGGAAACGGTAATCAAGTATTTTGGATTATATGCCCGTGGGGTCTTGACCCGATAATCTAATCTGTTAGACTATACGCACGCAAGCAAGACTTGCGGGAATCAAACGCAAAGGGAAAACGATGCCAGCTACCGAACAAATCCACAAGTTTGAAGCTGCTGGCCTTGGCCTTGCCACGTTCCGGTTTGTCGGACTGCAAACCGCCGCCGACCGGGCAGCCGTCCAGTCGGAACGCGCCGGGGCCGGGCAGACATACACCACAAACAATGCTACGTCTTGCGACTACTGCGGGCAGGGAATCCTGAATGCCTATTGCGTTGAATCCGCCGACGGAAAGCGGTTCAAGGTGGGCTGCGATTGCATCCGCAAGACTGGCGATACCGGTTTGATTCGCGTGGTCACAGAAGAGGAGTCGAGCAAGCGGCGTGCTGCGACTAAGAGCCGCCGGGAAGCCAAGTGCCAACGCGAGTGTGACCTGATTGCCGCCTTCCGCGCCGGCAAGTGCGAATCGCTGCGGAGCCTGCCGCATCCGAAGGGTCGAGAGAATTGCACGGCATTCGATTACGTCGAGTGGTGCGTCAGCAATCGCTGCTACGGCGAAGCGGTGCTGAACATGATCGCGAGTGCCATATGAAGCTCAAGTGCAATGATGGGATTGTGCGCGACTTCCAAATCAGTCAGCCGATTACATGCCCAACGGCATATGGAGTCGAGGTTGCGGTTGGTGGAGATTGCGAGGCGCAGTGTCGCGAATGTGGGCACGCATTCGGCGTTCACAGCACGTGCGTCCTAAAACCGATGTTCAAAAAACACAAGTGCCAAGCCGCTCGAAAGGGAAAACGATGAAAACCTACGTCAACAAGCACTGGACCGGCAAACGCGATTACGAGTGCACGAACGTCATCGCCTGCCAAGCCGAGCAAGCACCGGACGCCAATTGGCTGCCGTGCGATGAGTCGGTCCTGCACGGCTTGACACAACTGTATATCGAGCGCGGCGTGCGTTACTTCGGACACCTGTAACCAGACAAAGGAAAACGACGATGGCGACTGCAACCTGTAATGACCGGGATTACGAGCGGATTTTCTTTGGCGACCGCCAAGTGAATCCGACGCACTTCTTCGCCATCAACTGGACCGAGGATACTGGCCGGCCGCTCAGTTTTGCTTTCGGCTACTGGACGCACGACGGCATCTATCGCCAGGGATTCGTGAAATACGATCACTTTGCCGGAGCGTTCCGGCAGCCTGTATTCAACACGAATAACTGAGACCAAACCCATGCAAGGCAATCCACCTGTTCTGGCAACTCGCGGCGTGGCGTTCGCGCTCGACTCGCTGAGCAAAAACACGCTCATTGACTTTCTGGCAGACCTCGCCAATTCGACACTCGGCATGGACGCCAAGGATGAAACGAAGCTTGAGCTAATCGAGCAATGGCTTGAGCCTGTGCAGATTGCACGCGGCGACAATCCGACGAAGCTACTGGCTCGTTTGCAGCGGTTGCAGGCGAGCGACCGGAAGTATGTCGAGACACATCCCGAAGGGAGGTCGTCGTGATCATCCAGTGTGTTGATGGCCCGATGGACGGCGCGGTGTACCATCTGGACAAAACCGAGAGAAACACCAACCGCAAGCCCGATGGTCTTTGGTTCGACGCCAAAGACGAAGGCAGAAACGTCCGGTGGGAGTACATCGACACTGGCTTGGAACAATCCGGCGACGATGTTGTCTCGCTGTTCTCCTGGATCGGTGGCAGCGTCTGCGAGCACGGCGTCAAGGAAGGCGATTGGTGCGAGCCGTGCAACCGGGCCTACAAGGACGCGCAGGCGGACCCCGACAATGACCCATGCTTTGACGACGATTACTGCCGTACCTGCAAGGTCCAAATCGGCTACGGGTCGTGTGACGTGTGCCGTGACGCAGGAAACGCACAGGCCGAAGCCATCGTAGATTCCGTAGCGCGCGGCAAGTTTACGGAAGACACCGAAAATGAAGAGCTTCCGCAGCGTGAACACATTCAAGTCGGCGGAAGCGCTGCCGACGAAGCGGCCGGTATGGCGTGGTGGAACAGCATGACGCACCAAGAGAGGGCTGCCGCTTTAACTGCTGCCGGTGGAAACTCCAGTCCGGCCGACGCCTACCAGTGGCATTTGCTGCTGGAGCGTGGCGAAGAAAGGACGCTCCGCAAACTTGACGAATGGCGCGCATCGGCAGTGGACGAATCGGATATCAAGGAACTGTCTCGCGATTTGTTCGGGGAAGGCGAAGAGCCGCTGAGCGTGAATCAGTACAGGGCCATCAAGTGCATTATTGACGAGCGCGACCAGGCCATCGAAGAAGCTCGAAAGGCCGGCGATTCTGAGCCTTTCCGCGAAATAGCAGCAGAGCTTGCCGACCGGCTTGCGCGATGGACCGGGACAACGGTTCCGTACGAGCTTGTCAAGGCCACAAATGCGGTTCGCGCTAATAAGCAAACCGACGATGACTTGGCCGCAAGTGGCGGAATCGTCGATGCCCCGTGAGAAAACGAACTAACCCCCTCCGCACCCGCAATGGCCGCGGGGCAAGGACAAGGAAAACGAAACGATGAAATTCCCCTTCTACCAACTGCGATGGTCGGACGACGTGGACAGCGCGACTATCGACGAATTCCAGACGCTTGAAGAGGCGCAGGCCAGGCAACGATTCCTGGCGCGCCGCGGGATTCTCGCCTGTATCGGAAAGGTCACGCACTGATGCCGCCAGAAAAACCAACTATCAATCCTGATTTTTTTGCACAGCCGATACCGGACTTCCCGGCATCAACCGACCATGAGCGGAAAGTCTTATGGCCGCAAGCCGCTGGTGAGTTACTTGGCTTTGCGAACGCTCTTGACCGCGGCAATGTGGGACTGACGGCCGCTCAAATCAGGCTGGCTGTAAAGCTCGCCAATGAGCGGTGTGCTGTGAACTAGCCACCACGACCCAAGCGACCCGCGGCGCTTCTGCGGGAGGCCCAACGAAAGGAACCAACGCCGCCGCCCCAAAAGGTTGAAGCCCGAAGCGCAATGCCCATAGGCTCTCAAGAGCCGCAAGCCGAACTAGCCGAATCACCGAAAGGTGAGGCACGAACCACGAGTAAGGCGGCGGCGTTTTTAGAACAAACATGGCAACCAAACTAACCACCCGCGTCCACTTCAGCACGCTCAGCAACGGCGCAGTCGTCATTCGCAGTCGCATCGACAAGGCAAGCGATTTGCGCAGGCGTGGCCATGCGGATGCAATCGTCGAACTACGTCAAGCCGCGACCGACTGCGAAGCCCTACAACGGCAACTGCTGCTCAAGGCGGCGGAATTGGAGAACAACGATGGCAAGTAAATCCGTCCCTCCTGCTATCCAGGCCAAGTTCGACGAGCTTGACGCGCTCCGCATCAAAGCCGAGTTGCTGTCGGACGTGGCGCGCATGGCACATGCCGTGGCCGACCTGTTCCCGCAGTTTGAACCAAAGGTTTCCGTAACTCAGTGGGCGTGCCGCGAGCCGTTCATTGCGATCATGGTTTACGTCAAGAGCTTCGACGAATTGATTCCGCTATTCCGCGATCTGGCTTCGCGTGGCTGGCACACCGACAAGGACAAGCCGCCGGAAGATTACCACGAAATCGAGCGACGTACCTACGCATTGATTTGCAGCGGAGAAAATACATCGACCATCAACCCGGCAACTGGCGAGCGCACGCACAACGAGTGGTACGCGTACAGACTTCGCGTTATGGCGTTCCCGACGAAAGACGGAGCCATTTGCAAGCGAGTGCAGGTCGGCACGAAAACCGAGCCGGTATACGAGTGGAAATGCGAGGAGACCGCCACATGATTACCTCCACCGACCGCGACCACTGGCAAGATCAAGCCGCAGACGCCGAGCGCTTCCTGACCGCGACCGACAAGCTAATCCGCGCGCGATTGGACGACGCCGGGCTGCTGGGCTCCGGTCGCCGCACACGTCACGACGGGCCAAGCGTAGAGGCGGATGAGGACGATGGCGAGCTGATCGTCATGCTACCGCGACCTGGATTTATGACGCGCGGCTATTCGGCGGGAGTGATTTACGACCGCTGGCTTGAAGCGCTGGCGATCGTGACGCGGACGGTTACAGAGGAGATGGGGAGGCTGCCGTGAGCATGAACTGTGTGAATAAGAAACCGTCCACGTACCGCGATGAAGCCGTGCCCTGGCTGCACTACTTGAGCAAGGCAGCGCTGGTGGATTGCGTCATCGACCTGCTGCGCGGGCAGTCGGAATGCTGCGATGAGCCAGTGTCCATCGCAACCGCGAAAGAGCGGCTGGAGCCTGTGCTGAACATGCGCGGCGATTTGATGCCGAGCGAGGCAAAAGAATTCTGCGCGATGGTGGCGGCCAAGCGAAGGGGTGCAACGTGAAAGGCAGACCGCTCGTTTGTCGCTGCCCGGAATGCGGGAACAAGGCCGCGAGTGGCAATCCACCGATCGTGTTCACGGGGAAAGAAAAGAAATGCCGCGTGGTCTATCGCGGCCGACAGTCGGGAGCCAATCGGGACCGGAAGTATCGCAACAAATGCACGGCATGCGGGCATGAGTGGTGGTCAACGTATCGTGGAATCAAACAAGAGCGGCCGACGCCGCCGGGGGTGAGGGGATGAGCGAATCGAACGCCGACAAGTTGAGACGCGACGATATGCGAGACGCAATCCTTGCTGACATCGACGCCATTTGTTCGATCTACCGAACCGTTGGTGCTGCGATGTTCGATGAGGTTCGCAGTCGCCTGGCGGGCCGCGTGCTGACGAGCATGGAGCCGATCCTGGAAAGCCACACGAAGCTGCTTGAGGCGGCAAAGCGAGTGCGCAAGGCACAGTTCGCGTATGGACCAACTGGGGGCGACCCGGACTGGCCGGCAGGCGACGAATTAGAGGATGCGTGCGATGCGTTGCAGCCCGCCATCGCTTTTGCCGAGCCGGAAAGCGAGGCCACGGGATGACAGCCGCTGAAGAAGTCACCGTCCTATCCGACGCTTTCGACCTGTGGTTCGCCGACCAGAAGCTGCCGAAAGAACTTCGCGGCCTGATGTTCAAGGCGTACAGCGAAGCGTGGATGCAGGGCATGTTGCGCGGCCATTCTGACGGCGTGAGGTTGGCGGACGGTGCGTACAAGTCGGCGCTCGATACGGTTTTTGGAGGAACACGATGACCCAGCAACTTGAACTTGAACCTGCCGCGATACCGGCGATTGCGGATGGCCTGCACCATCACGTCCCTCACGCCGACTACCTGCGCTGGCCGATCCCGTCGCAGTCGGTGCTCAAGGAGGGCCGCGCGAGCATGGCCCACTTGAAAGCCGCGATGGACCGCGAGTTGGTCAAGAAAACCACCGACGATATGACGCTGGGCAGCGCGCTGCATACCTGCTTCCTTGAACCAGAACTTGCCGCTGAACGCATCGCCGTCTGGCGGCAGGGAAGGCGCTACGGCGCGGAGTGGGACGGCTTCTGCGATGAGCACGATACGAAAATCATCCTGACCGTGGCCCAGCACGCGAACCTAATCGGCATGATCCGGTCGCTGCGCAAGCATCCGTTCGTGCGCGAGTGGACGGCCAAGATCGATCACGTCGAAATCAGCAAGGTCGGGCTGGTCAACGGCGTGCGCATGAAGGGCCGGTGCGATGCGCTCACGACCGACCCCTTGATCGATTTGAAAAAGGTCCGTAGCGCCGACGTGCGGACGTTCACGAATACGGTTCTGTCGTTCGGCTACAACCTGCAAGCCGCTGTCTACTTGGAGCTATTCGAGCGGGAGCGGTTCGCCTTCATCGCCGTCGAGGGCACACCACCCTATGACGTGATGGCGTTCGAGCTATCGCCGGCGCTGATTCGCTACGGCCGGCAGCAAGCCTACGCGATTCTTGAGCAATACAAGGTCTGCTGCGAAACCGGGATCTGGCCTGGCCGCTGCAACGAAGTGGTAACGCTGGAGATGCCCGGCTGGCTGGCGGACGCAGGGGATAGCGTGGTGACGATCGGCGGCGGGGCTGCATTCACAGAAGAAAGTGAGGGCGACGATGGCGAAGGCTAGGAGTAAGGTCACTCTGAACGGTGAGTTAGCGTTTCCGTCAGATTATTTGGCGGCGGTCGAGTTCAAGGGCAGGGACGTGACGCTGACCATCTCGGCCGTCAGCAAGGAATCGCTGCAAATGATCGACGGCAGCAAGAAAGCGAAGATGGTGATTCGCTTTGAAAAGACCGCGAAGAAGCTCGTGTGCAATAAGACGAACGCGGATAGCATCGCGCAACTGTACGGTCCCGAGGCCGACAAGTGGACCGGCAAGCGTGTCACTTTCTATCCGACTCGCTGCCTGGCGTTCGGCGAAATGGTGGAGTGCGTTCGCGTGCGAGAGAAGAAGCCATCCACGAATGGCCACGCCGACGAGCCGGCGCTCGATGCGGCGCCGGATACGTTCGGAGACGAAGGACAAGCCAACACCAAGGGAGACGAATCGTGAGACTGAACACCAAGAGCCGTAAGTTGACCGTCGAGAAGAGCGAGGTGCGCACGCTCGAAAAGGCGTCCGTGATCCTGGCAGATCTTTGCCGGCTATCCGATTCGGATGCCGTAATCGAGTCGGCTGGTAAGGCGCGGTCGGCGCTGGCGGCGGCAATCAACTCGCTACCCAAGGATGAGTGAACCGTGAAGTGCCCGAAGTGCGGCAAACCCGGCGCGCGAGTAAAGAACAGCCGCTCGCACCGCAACGATACCTCACAGATACGCAGGCGGATTTGCGTCGCAAGAAAGTGCCGGCACAGATGGACCACACTGGAGGTCAGCGAAACCGTGTTTGCGAGATTAGAAAAAGTGCTTGCCGTCAAAGAACAGATGGTGAAGCTGGCGGCGGAATTGCCGAAGGAATGAACCATATGAGCAAGCCAGCCATTGGCGAACGCTCCTACCCGGAACACGCAACCGACCGCGACAAGGCTGCGTTCATCCTGGGGATGATGTGGGGCTTCCAGTGCGTCGGCTGGCCTGCGCATTTCAACGATGATGACAAGGCGAGTTGGACGAGTGCTCACCAATGGGCGGACCAGATACTATCCGGCGGCGCGTTCAACCCGATGCACGTTTATCGCGTCATTGACTTGGCAAATGAGGAAATGTGCTTGCCACACGCAACAGATTGACCCATCCCCGGCGCTGCGTCCCTGGACGGTCCCCATCGTCCAGAACGTGGCAACACGGCGCAGCGCCGGGATTTGAAAGGAGACAACATGGCGAAAACCTACCAGCAAAAAGACCTCGGCTACAAGCGATTTGCCACCACGGCGATGATGCGATGCTCATTCTCCAATGGCGAGCGGTGGGACGTGCCGCTGCAAATCATCGCCGATGACCGCGACGCGAACTACGCCGACGAGCGAGAGGATACCGTCGGCTCCGTGCGCGCTGGCAGCCTTGATGAATACGACTTCGCCGACTGGTTTAGCAACAACATGGACTGGTCCGACGTGAGCGAGTACGCCGTCAAGGTCAAGGAGACCGAGCCGTTCGACCACGAGGCGGACTTTTGCAACTGCGACAAAGAGATCGAGGGGAAGGTATGACGCCGACTAACCTGCCGCCGGGACCGTTTACCGAAGCAATCGCCGAGATTCGCCGCCTTCACTCGGAGTTCAACGCATGGAAGGAACCGGGGGCAGAGTTCCCGGATTTGCTTCAGATTCGCAAAGACCTGCACGCTCTGCTGTACAGGCACGCGCTTGAGCTATGCGATGCTTCGGAAGAGGCGGAAGCCCGCGAGCGAACCGGCGGCTGGATTGCGGTGGGGGAACGGCTCCCCGGCGATGGCGAGGTGCTCGTGGCGTCGGCTGATGGAATTGCAATCGGCTGGTGCGATGCGCTGACAGAATCGTGGTGGTCCGTGAATGGCCGCCTGCGGGAAGTGACCGCATGGCAACCCCTGCCCGCGCCGCCAAAGGAACCGACATGCTGATGAAGCGCCAACGCGGACGCCCGAAGATGAAGCCCGGCTTCGCCAAAACGGTTGTGCTGACCTGCCGGCTGACCCAAGAGGAAATGGACCAACTGAACGCAGCAGCCGCAAAGGAAAAAGTCGCAGTGTCCGATTTCGCGCGCGGAAAGCTGCTCGCCAAGCCAAAGCGTGAGCGAATCGAATGGCACGTTCACGACGGCGATGAAATGGTCCTAATTTCGACGCCCAGCCCGCTATCCGAAAAGGCATGGAAGATGATCGTGGAATACGCCAAAACCGTGCTTAAACCCCCGGAGGTTTGATATGCCCCTCGCCGCAATCGACACGACGCACGACGCCAAGTTGCCCTACTGCCGTGGCAAACTTGATCGCATTGCCGCGCGATTCTGGAGCAAGGTTGATGCGTCTGGCGGTGACGATGCGTGCTGGTTATGGCAGGCAGCAGTCTTCAAAAAGACTGGCTATGGACAGTTCAGCTTCAACTTGAAACCGACAACCGCTCACCGGATTGCGTTTTTTCTGACGCACGGGCGATTGCCAAACGGTGAAGGCTGTCACTCGTGCGATGTTCGTCTCTGCGTAAACCCTCGGCACATCTTTGAGGGAACGAAGCTCGACAATAGCCACGATGCCATGCGCAAGGGTCGCGTAGCTCATGGAGAACGTCACTGCCAGTCGCGGTTAACGGAATCGCAAGTCGCCGAAATACGGATGAGATTTTCGCTTGGTGAGAATGGCGCGGCACTTGCCGCAGAGTATCAAGTTGGTCGATCGACTATTGGGCATGTAGTGAAGAGGAGAACATGGAAACACACGATAAACTGAGGTATTGCGTTGGCTGCGTAAACGATTTCTACAACCGCGGCGGCAACAGCAATACCGGGCGCTGCTGGTGTCTCGCGCAGGCTGAAATCGTGACCCGCTTTCAAATCGGCTGGTGGACGCAGCCAACGTCCCCGACCGCATACCGCAAGGTGCTCACGCTGGCGTGCCACCGTGCGCCGGGCCAGTATGCGTTGCACGAAGCGATGCCCGAGTGCTTCCCGGACTACCTGCGCGTCGCCAGAGAAGAGCCATTCGACCCCGCGAAGAAAGGATAATTGGACTATGCCCCCAGCCCAGATTACGATGCGGCGGCACCCTGGAGCCGCCGACGTGGCCGCAAGAGAACGCAAACCAGCACGCAATCGCACTGACCCACGAGGCCAGTTCGGAGAATTCCTGCGCGCGTGGCTCGACCAGCACCACGGCGGCGACGAAACGGTTCTCTCCGATGCTCTTGGGGTGAGCGACCGCACGATTCGCAAATGGTGCGAGGGTACTCACGGCCCTGGATTTCACGACCTGGAGCGCATCGCCGTTGCGATGGGCTTCGCGGACTGGACTGATCTGGCAATCGCCATTCGGAAGCTTTCCAGAAAATCTTAGATTGGTAGGTAGGCTACCAATTGACTTGACCACGGCTTGTTTGGTAGAGTGGCTACCAATCCCCAATCCAAGGAATCTCGCATGTTCACGGCTGAGCAACTATCCGATGACGAACTCGGCACGGCGTTTTGCCAAGTCGCCTATCACGCAATCCACCGTGGGCATGTTGAAGCCTATTGCCGGATGGCATTCAGCAAGCCCGGAGAGAACAGCAAACAGCAACAACAGGCAGTCGCCGAGGCCGTGCTGGCGTTTGCCAATCTTGGCTGGTCCGCATTCCATGCGATGAACCGCGGGCAGCCGCTGAAGGACAAGCCGGGCGCGAAGCCCAGAAAGGAGCACGCCGTGAAGAAACCCAAGGGCGGTAAAGGCGGCAAGGGCAAGTAGCCTGAAACACGGAACGGAGTTGAGGCTTTAACCCCCACCCCATTGACGGGCAGAGAGCGAGAACGAACATGGCAAAGCGACACGAGTTCCCAGAGAGCAAGAGCCTACAGGCGAGGATCGCGTGCGTCGTGCATGCGCTAAGCGAGTGCCGCATGGCGGTTGGCAACGTGCAAACCGTCCTGGAAGCCCTGCCGGATGCGTTCCCAGCGAACATCCGCGAGCGACTTGAGGCGCAGCTCAAAGAGGCGATTGAGGCGACAGAGTTGGCGTCGGAAGCGATCCACGGGGAGTAACGACATGCGAATCGAAACCGGCGGCGATTTGGGTTACTTAGTTTACCTGATGCCGGAGACGGAGGACGAAAGGGAGTTGTGCGCCGCAATCGTGGAGTGCATCCGAGTCGGCGGGCTGGTAACAGCCAATCCGTGCGACCGTTCCGATTTGGCGGGCGGAATCCAATTGGAGTTTGACGGACACTATGAAACGCTCCGGGACGGAAGTTTGCAGACAAGGGGGATCGAGGGGACATGACCAAGCCACCCAAATACGACCTGCCCGTGGGCACGCGGTTCATGGACTCGCGCGGAGGCGGAATAGCCCCGCCAATCGAATAGGAGCGATGGAGTGGCCACCAAACGCATTGAAGTAATGATCGGCTCGCGAACTAACGAGCGTCGCATTATGGACGTTCCCATTGTCGCTCGCTACGTGATCGAGGCCCGCGGCTTTGCGACGGCGGAGAAGAAAGCGATCAAGTTGGCGGCAGAGGATGGCATTGTGAACCCGGTCATTCGCGGCGCAATTCGACTGGACCTGAAAGTACCGGAGCACATCTCGACGGATTTGTTCTACGGGGCGCTGGGAGTGGATTCGGGGGAGGTTTGAGGCGTTTTGGACAGCCCTGGCGCCGTAGCCGGGGCGATGGATCGGACACGAAGGGATCGTGGCGAAGGGAGTGGTCGACGATGAAGATCAAGATAGACCCGGAATTCTCGGCCCTCATTCCATCCGTACCAAACGAAGATTCTGGCGAGCTTGAATCGCAGATTCTCTCCGACGGCGCAATCTTTGAACCGCTCGTTGTTTGGGCCAATCACCACAACACGCTTCTGGACGGGCATCGTCGCTATGCCATCAAGGCGCGGCATCCAGAATTGAAAATGCCCGCGCCTGTGAAGATAACATTTGAGGATCGGCAGTCCGCTCACAATTGGATCATCGACCATCAATTGAGCAAGCGGAATGTAACGGAGGAGCAGCGGCGTTACTTGATTGGGAAGAAGTACCGCGAAGCACCGAAAAAGCCAATCGGCGGGAAGCATTCTGCAACCGTTGCAGAATGCTCGACTGCCGCAAAAATCGCGGAAAAAGAGGGTATTTCGGAAAGGACAGTTCACAACAATACAGCGTTCGCGGAAGCAGTTGACGCCGCCGCTGAAGCAGCCGGCGAGGAAATCAAGATCGCGGTTTTGTCTGGAGAAGTGAAGGCGACAGCTAAAGACCTAGCAGCCCTCGCCAGTCTCCCGGCAAAGAAACGAAAGGCCGCCGCAAAAAAAATCACAAGCGGAGCCGCTAAGAGCGTCGGCAAGGCCATTAAGGAATCCATCGCCAAAGCGGACCTGGACGAAGAAAACGAACCGGAGGATGAGCCTTCCACGGTCTCGAAGATGGAGGCCGACAACAAGCTGATCGAGTCGTTCTGCCGGTCTCTGACGAAGTTCTTTGAGGACAACGTACCCCATACGCACTGGACCAGCGCGGACGGCCGGATTGGTTCATCGCTGGCATCGGTCAAGGCCGGCTGCGCAACCCTTCGTTCGGCGCGTTCGGTTCTCTGTCCGGCTTGCGAGGATGGGGTCAACAGCAAGGGCGATGCCTGCGCGTACTGTAGCGAACTCGGCTACCTGCCCAAGTACAAGGCCGATCAGGTCGCGGGGGTAAAGACATGATGGGACTCTTCGGCGCGGAAGCCATCGCCAGCGGGATCGTTCCGCGAGACTATCAGGTCGAGGACGTAAATAAGTCCTTTGACCTATGGGACTCCGGGACCATCGGGACGCTCACACGAGCTTTTACGGGGGCCGGCAAAACGATTATGACCTGCTTGAAGTTCAAGCGTTGGCTGGAACGCGGGCCGAATTATCGGTGCATGGTTCTGAGTTACGAACAAGAGTTGGTCCGCCAGTTCGCGCAGGAAGTAGAGGACGTTCTGGGGTCGGACTTCACGCTTGAGATCGAAATGGCGTCTCAGGAAATCAAGCCCGGCTTCATTCCGCAGATCGTGATTGCCAGTCGGCAAAGCCTGATGACGCACGAACTCGCCACGGAAGAACAGCGGGAAGAGCTTCGCAAGTTCGGGTTGAATGAAATCGGGCTGCTGACCAAGGCCGCGGCCCGGCGCGTGATTGCTGCCCTGCAAGCGGAAGGAGATTTACAAAAAATCGCAGACGGCATCGCGGAGCACAATTCAGACTACCGCTGCGACCACAAGATGAAGCGGGTCTCGCGGCTGTACAAATTCGACTGGCGGGACAACTGGCTGCTGGCCTGCGACGAGGCGCATAAATTCAGTATGGGGATGAAGTCGGTCGGGCACATCGTTGAATGGTTTGAGCAGAATCCGCAATCCAGACGATCCGGTGTGACCGCTACCCCGAAGCGGCGCGACAATGTAAACATCGGCTACAAACTCTTTCCTGGAATCTCTCTCGATTACCCTTTCACCCGCGCGGTCAAAGCCGGCTATGCCGTACCGTATCTCCAGCGATTCGTACAAGTCGAGTCGCTGGACTTCCGCCGATTGAAAGATGAATGCGGGACCGATCAAAGCAAGTGGGACAGGGAGGTTGCCTGCGCCATCGAGGGTCAGTTGGCCAAGTTGTGCGAGCCGATGCTCGACATGGTTGGCGACCGCAAGACGCTGGTATTCTCTCCGTCGGTGGCGATGGCGCAGAACGTCGCGGATTACATCAACGCCCGCAGTGAGGTTGAATGCCCATCATGCGCGAGCAAGCGATGGTATCCAACCCTTCTGGTTGGCGACGGGGCCAAGTGCAAAGAGTGCGGCGACTTCCTCAAGAAAGAGAACGTCACGAAATTAGGAATACAAGCCCATTGCCTGCACGGGGAGATCCCGGAGCAGTCCAGGCGATTTGTCTACCGCGACCACAAGGGCGACAAGTTCCAATTCCTTTCAGTATGTGGCCTATGTCGCGAGGGCTACAACGATCCTGATATCGCTTGCGTGACGATCTTCCGGCCCGTCAGTAAAGCAGCCTCATCTCTGGCCGAGCAAATGAAGGGGCGCGGCAGCCGGCCGCTGCGCAACTGCATCAATGGACTCGACACCCCGGAAGAGAGATTGGCGGCGATCGCCAAGAGTGAAAAGGCCAACTGCCTGATCATCGATCTGGTGGGCGTGACTGGCCTGGCAGACTGCGCATCAACGGTGCAAATCTATGCCGATGGCTTGCCGGATGAAATCGTCGCCCGCGCAGAACAGATTGCCTTGACTGGCGGAGTTGACGATCCAGAGGCGGCTATCGAGCAAGCCAAGCGAGAGGACGCAGAAGAGAAAGAACGGCTGAGGCTGGCGAGAGAGGCGGAGCGTCAAAAGAGAATCGAGGAAGCCGAGAGGCGGGCGAAACTTGACGCCGATGTGAAGTATTCCACGCACGAAGTAGGGACCGCGAATTATGAACAGCGCGACCCGTCGATGGCGACCGAAGGGCAAATCAAGTTCTTGCACATGCTGGGGATGGACTTCACCGGCTGGGAACCAACCAAGCGCCAGGCCGGACGAATGATCGGCCAGTTGAAAGAAGAGGGGCTGAGCCGGGAAGAGGTTGCCCACACAAACCGCATTCCAGGGGAGTGTTGGAAGAAATCCGGGCCGACCCCTAATCAACTTCGGGCGCTATGTCGATCGGGCGTCGATGCTCGCGACATGACGCCTATCGAGGTCAAGAACGCTTTTGATTTGGTGAAGCAAGGCAAGCCAGTCCCGCAGCCGTTCCGCGAAGTGGCCAAAGCGCTGTTGTCGGATATCGGCAAGGCGGAAACCAATGATGCTCTGGACGTGCTGGTGAACGCGGTCAAAGCCAGTCGCCAGGCAGGATACCTCAACAACGAAGAGTATGTCGAGATTTGCGCAAAGGGCCGCGAGAAGCGAAAGAACATCTTTTGAAAAAGTACCCCTCATCCTCCGCCCTGGAAGCCCGCCGGCTGTGGTCGCAGCAGTTCGGCGAGTGCTGGTGCTGCGCCGGGAGATTCAATCTTCAGACGCATGAGATCGCCAGTAAGGCGCAAGCGCCGGGACGGTGGGCGGATGTGCGGAATTACTTTCGAGCTTGCTCCGGTTGTAATTGCGGCATGCTGAACGTGCTCCCTGAGTCGGTGCAATTGGCGCTGAAGTTCCTTCACGACCCAGAGAACTACGACCGCGAATTCGTGAACACGCTGCGGCATCGGGCCGCAAATGCGATTAGCAATTCAGATGTAGATGTTTGGTTGACGCTATTTCGACACAGGAGGGCCGGCTGATGCCACGCGGCCCGCCATGAATCCCAGACAAGCCCCGAGATGGGGGCAGGTTGGGACGCCAGAGCGGCCAAGGCGAAAGCACAGCCCTATTCCCGGTTCAACGAGTCTTTGCCGGCGCATAACGGGTGACCCGATCAAACCGCGGTAGCTTGAGTCTGCGGGTTGGGAAGCGAAGCAAAGAGGATTGAAAGCGTCGCCGACACAGCGGCGCAAAATCGGTGAGGAAACAAGAGATTGCGGCCGAGTCGTGAGGGACGAAACGCGGAAACCTCCGGGAGTTCTGCGCTGCGAGAATGGAAGCAACGAAGCACCCGCCGCCAACCTTTGCCGACCCGGAAGCGCAAGCAGCCTGGGAGAAGATCGAGCTCAAGCGGTTGAAGTTCTTTCAGGCGATTGAGCAACAGCGGCGGCATCGGAAACTGTTAGAGAAACGGACGCCTTGCGACACGGACATGGAGCGGGAGCTACTGGCGAACCTGATGGTGTTCTGGGAGTCAAAGGATATCGACACGGCCTGGAAGTTGACGCGGCGAGACTTCTTCCTGGAGGAGCATGCGATGCTGTTTGCGGCACTGATCGAAGCCAAAGCGAAGTCGATACCCGCGCACGTCCCGGCGGCGTTCCGGGACTGGCTCAAGGAATCCGGTTGGTGGAAGAAGATCGCATCGGCCGGCGGATTCGAGAGCGGGCGCGACGCAATCGACTGGCTGGAAGGAATCCTCAGGCCGTGCGCATGCGTCAGTACGCACATGGGATACTACGCCGGCTGCCTGAGAAAGCACCGGCTGTTGCGGGCTTGGCGTTCCGTGGCTGATGAGATTGCGGAAACGAGTTGCAAACCGGAAGCCACGGAAGAAACGCTCCTGGCGCTCGCGACGAAGCGCATCGAGCAACTGCGAAAGATCGAACCCTTGAGGATCAAATGACCCCCACCAACCTCGGCCCGCCCCTCTACGTGGCATATTTCCACGGCGGCAACACTCCGCGCGTGATACCGGTCACGAACGGGCGCAACCCACCTGGCATGCATGCGCAAGGCGACAGCGCAGAGGCGGCCCTGCAAAAGCTGCTCACGCTCGTGGAAGTCGCGGAGGCGAAGACCCGCACCGAGCACGCGAACCTGAAGCTGCGGCGGAAGCATCTGGAAGATATGAATGATCCAAAGGTGACTTCAATCACGACGCCACCGGAGTACCTTCGCGCGGGAACGAAGGTGCTGCTTGAACGCGAGGAAAACGCCATGGAGGCGCAGGAGATTGAGCGGCTACGTGACGTGCTGCAAAGCGTGATTTGCGATCCCGGATGTGTTGGTCTGAGCGACTATACGAAGAAGGCAATTCAGTCTGTTCGCGGCAAACCGATTGACCCAAATAAGTACGTGCTGGTGGAGCGTTCATCGCTTGAAGCCGTCGAAAAAGAAAACAAGCGGCTGACTCTGAAGTGTCGGAACTCGCTCGCCAATAATCTCTGCCCGGACCATCACGACAAGCAGGCCGGGAAGTCATGCTTGGCTTGTGAAATTGAGCGGCGGACGGCACGGGTTGCGGAATTGGATCAAATCATCGACGAACTGCGGTGGCGCATTTAGGCACTTTAGAGGTACGCGAAATGAAAAACCAAAAGATTACGTCTGCTGCCGGAACGCTTCGATCCGTGGCGTTCGATCTACAGAGCCAAGAAACACGCCGGCACATGAGCGACGACGAGGAGAACGAGTGCGACCGAATCACGGACGACCTGTACGCGCTAGCGGAAGATTTGGACGAACTGGCCGAGAGCGAGGGTGAGGATTGCGACGATGAAGAATAATGTTCTGTTTCTCGACATCGACGGCGTTTTGAATGGCCATGATTTTGATGTGGCCGCGCAGTCCACGCGCATTCAGTACCGCTGCGTCCGCCAACTAAACCGCATTATCAAGGCGACGGAGTGCAAGATCGTGCTATGTTCGGCGTGGCGATACATGCTCTTGAAGCGGCCGCGGCACAAGCCAGCGATGACGCTGACCGGCCAGAGAGTCCCCTGCTTCACTTTGCCCCGAATCCGATCGGCAAGTTCCCTTGCCTGGTCATCCCACCATGGCCGCATGGCTTTGCTACGGAAAAGCCCCTTGTTACGGAATTGGGCTGGGTGATACGAAATTGGGTTTCTAGCAGCTAATGGCGCAAAGTCAACCCTGACAATAGCTTGTGTCGTGTATAAAGTCGTGTATATTTTAGTTGCATTTTCAGGGACGGCGGCAATCCTGAACGCCATTAGGCGGATCGTGAGCAGCCATGACTAGCACAACACACATAGCCGGCCCGCGCATCGAAGCCTGTGGCCGGATCATCCAGCGTTGCAGCCTGTGTGGAGAGAAGCTTTGCGACAGCAAGAACGTGGCCATGCCGCTTGAGAAGTGCCAAGCGTGCGACGGAACTGGCGGCTACCAGCCTGCCTACGTTTCTGGCGGTGAGATTGTTGGGCCAGATGTCTGCCACGATTGCGGCGGAACCGGCGACAAGCCGCCGCGTGACAGCCTTGAAATGAGCATATCGGCACTGAAGAAAGACGCGGAAAGGCTACGCGATGACTACTAAGGCCAACAAGTTCCGGCTCAGCACGATTCGCCGCAAGGCAGAACTAGAGGCGCAGTGCTTTGCGGACCCCGAACTATTCAAGCCGTGGGACCAAATGACGGCGGCTGCGAAAAGCGAATTCGATAAGAACGGGCCGATTCCATGCGAGGGCGGCGGCGTTCCAGGCGAGTGGTGCAATGGATGTCGGTTCGGCTGCTTGATAACCCTGGAGGACGACGCATGAGAATCGCCCCACCCGAAATGTCCGACAAAGAGCGAATCCTGCTGACCATCATTCGCGAGCTTCAGACGATGCTTGTGTTGGCTCGCGGCGCGTATCAACTGGACTTCCACGACCGCTCCGCTGGCCGGGATGCTCCGAGTGCCTGGAAGAAATCGAGATTGCCGGCGGCACGTTCGGCGACGCTGGGAGGCGGCAAAGGCGCGCGGCTGGCGATGCTTCCAGGATGACGACGAAGAGTGGCAGAGACGATGCCCGGATTGCAGGGGGATTTAACAATGATTACCTGCCCATCATGCGGAGGCCAAGGCACGCTGCAAGCTATGTTCCCGCGCTATGCAGAGCATGTTCCGCAGCCCGACCGAAAGCCGTGCATCGAAATAACCTGTCATACGTGCGGCGGGACCGGGAACGTAACGGGCGAGCATGCCGAGCGGATTGCAGATGGCAACGAACTACGAAAGCGACGCATTGCCGTAAGAGTTGGACTGCGGAAGTTCTCAGAGCAGACCGGGTTGAAGGCATCAGCAGTGTCGGGAGTTGAGCAGGGAAACGACGGACTGGAACTTGTACGGCGAGTCATGGAACATCATCTGGAAGAATTGGAATCCGAGGTTTTGAAATGACCACCAACGAACTACGTGCCGCGGCGGAACGACTACTAAATGACGGCATGGGCGCTATCGACCGACCGCCGTGGGTTGCCAGAGCCGTTTCGGAGTTGGCGAAAGTCTGGCTTGCCGAACATCCTGCCGACGACTCCGAGCGCGCAACGCCGGAATGGGTCGTTGAGTGCCTAGGCATTAACGACTCGTTTCACTTCCAAAACGAAAAGTGTTACAAGCTGTACAAGGAGGGCAAGTGACCGTCATCATCTTCATCGCCGTGGGCATCGCCGTGGAAGTGTGGCACGCATTGGAGGCACGGAAGTGAAAAGCATCAATCTGCTAGCGCTCGATTTAGCGACGCGGACCGGGTGGGCACACAGCAGCGGTGCGTCCGGCGTACAAGACTTCTCGCCCCGGCGCGGCGACTCCCCTGGCATGCGATGGCTGGAATTCAAAGCGTGGTTGTGTCGCATCCTGGACAGCGCGCCGGCCGATGTAATCGCATATGAGCAAGCCCACCATCGCGGCGGCGCGGCAACGCACGTAGCGCACAGCCTGATTTCGTGCGTCGAACAAGTTGCCGCAGAGCGTGGAATCCAGTTGACCAATCGGCACACGGCGACGATCAAGAAACATGCCCTGGGGACTGGGCGCGGCGACAAGAGCGAGATGGTTGAGGCGGCGAAGCGCCGTTGGCCGGATATAGAATTCATCGACGACAACCAGGCGGATGCCTGTTGGCTTTTGAGTTTAGTTCAATCGGAGTTGCGAACATGACCCCACCTCTCGACATCGACGGAAAGCCGGTGGAATGCGGCGTGTTCTATTGGGCGCTAGCCCCGGACGGCGAAGTGCTTGCTGGTGACTTCATTTCAACAACCCGCGACGGATTGCTGTTGTGCAGTGGCAGCGATTGCTATGTAGACCTCGCCGGCTGGCAGTTCCAGCGGGCCGTCGAGCCGACGTGGCCGGAAAGGGGTGCGTGATGAAAGAGCTTCTGCTGCTGTGGGAGAATCGCTGGTCGCACTTTGTTGCCTTGGCCTGTATGGGCGAAGTTCGCCGGATCGGAGCATCATCCGACTTCATGTGCCAGTGCGACGTGATGGGCGGAGAGATGCTTGTCAGGGGCAAGGAATTTATTTTTCCAAGTGGGCACGTCGGACACGAACTTGTGAAAGCGAGCACTACATGACCACCGAACACGTCCCGCCGCTGACGAACGACGAGATTGATAGCTTGTCTGAGATTCCGCTACGTGAGGTTCCCAGCGAGACATGGCAGCGAGTCTGGCGAGCACTCCGCGACCATGCCCGGCTCACGCAAGAGTTGTCGGAACGTGCGGACCCGCAGCGCATCATCGACTGGCTGCACAGCGACAAGTATAAGCCGCCAGAGTTAGCATTCACTGCGGGACCAGAGCGGCGGATTGCTGATGCACTGATAGCCTGCAACGTGAATCGCACGATCGCGGAACTGGAACTTGGAAAAGTCCAGAAGCAGCTTGCCGAACGCGACGCGGAGATCGCGCAACTCCGTCTGCGTCTCCTCAGTGCTGCCGGCGACGACCTGTGCCGACTGACGCCGGAGGAAATCAAAGCGTACACGTCGGGAGCGGTGCAGATTCCGCCCGTCGAGGAATTCTTGCCGTCCTGCCAGCGGTTCCACGAGCAGATCGCGGCGGGGGCTGGCGTGCTGGATGGCTGCCTGACGCTGGCTCAGTTGATAGCTGAAAATGAGAAGCTGAGACGCGATTCCGAGCGGCTAGCAAAATGCAACACGCCGTTCACCGACGACATCGAGGAGCGAGTGGTTGTCACGCAGCACCGCGACGGCTACTGGATGTGGGAGCCAATCGACGGTGGCATGAGCACTGGGCCATTCTCCTCTTGGCGAGAGGCGTATCAGGCTGGCGCAGGCTACTTCATTTGGCTTGAGCAAAAGCAGAAAGCCGAAGCCGCCGAAGCCCGCTGCCGCGAGCTTGAGCAGCAGGTAAACGCCACTGACCTGGGGCACGTCGCTCACGGACTGAAACGTATCACCGAGCTTGAACAGCAGGTCCAGTACCTTAATCGAATCTCCGTACAGAAGATTGCGGCCATTGCCACTGAGCGTGACGAATTCCGTCAGCAACTCGTGGCCGTGACTGCGGAGCGGGAGCGAGCAAGCGCCGAAGTAAACCAACTGGTGGATGAGATTGGCAATTACGAAAAGAAACTTGCTGCCAGCGAGGCCGCGTGCGGTGAACTTCGCCGCCTGCTTGCCAGAGTCCGCAACCCCGCCGAATGCACATCGTCAATGACTGCGGATCTGGCAGAGGCTATCAAGCACGCCCTCTCCACCGACTCCGAAGGATGGGTTTTGCATGCAGAGGCACGCCGGCAGCAGGAGCGGATCGTGCAGTTAGAGGCGGCGTTGCGTGCTATGCCTTGCGATACTAACAAGCGTGGAGAGTACACCGAAGCGGAATTGCAACGCCGCAAGCTCTTGGAGGCCAAGTCATGACGCCAGAACGCATCGCGGAGTTACGACGTGGAAACTTCGTGCCGCAGAGATCGCCTCTCTTGGACGAATGCCTGGACGCCCTTGAAGCCATGCAACGCGAGATCGACGGGCTGTTGGGGTTGCTGATTGAGCCTTACGTCGGCTTCGGACCCGACACGCCGCCGGGCGGTCGAGATGGATTCGTGATAACAGCCGAGCGAGTCGGCACGCCAGCAACCGTGTACGACACCCGCGAGCAGGCCGTGGCCGCCGTGAAGAAAGCGATGGGGGAAAAGCGATGACCCAAGCGGCGAAGATTTTAAGGCATAGTCGCGCGTCGCCGGCAATCGCTCGTGCCATCGATGACTTCGTGCGCCGACTTGCTCGCGTAACAGAAATCAAGCACAGCCTGACGGTGATCGTCTATCCGCGAGCAACACTGACCATCAATGGCGATGCTGCCTTTGGTGCATTCGAGGCTGGTTTGCAAACAATCTGGGTTCCCGGAGACATGCGAAAACTCAAGTCGATTCTCAAGACCAGGAGCGATTGCCCGGCGATTGAAATGGCCGTCGAAACGCTCTGCCACGAGATCGCCCATTATGAGCAATGGCGGGACGGCAGGAAGTTGCAAGAGCGTGGCGTTGCTGTTCGGACGCGGACGCTGTATCGACTAGCGAGGAAACTATGACCACACCCGCCGAAGCGGCCCGCGCGGCTGCACTGGAGCTACAGCAATTCCTTCCGCCAGGTTCGCCGCACCATTTCGACGAACGCACGGAGAGGCTTGCCGCCATCATCCTCAAGCACATCGAGCCGCTGTTGGCTGCCGAGCGGGAGCGTGCCGAGAAGCTGCGCGCCTACGCCGCCGAGCTTCGCGCAGAGTGCGAGGCGGTGCGGAATGCAGAACCATTTGTCGTCAACGGTGATGCTCGCTGCCGAGCGTGCGACGAATTTCTGCCGGACCATTACAGCGACTGCCCCCACGCCAAGCCCCTGCCGGAGGTGCCGAAGTGACAATCGAACTTGAGTATTCACGTGATTACTGGCGAGCCGACTGCAAGGACTTGCCGGGCACGCCGCCGGTTGGCATCGCCGAAACAAAGGAGCGGGCGATTGCAATGCTCTTTGCCGCGCTCATTCTGGAGGCGCAAGCGTCGTATCCGAGAGATCAGTGGATCGACCACTTGCTACGTTCGCTTTTGCAGAATCGAAAAGTAGAGGTTGTCGAGAAATGATCTGCCGCTTCTGCAACCGCCGCAGCATCAGCGCCGTCTGCCCGCAGTGCCAAGGCATCGACACCGGGCAGAAGTACACGCCGACGCCGGACGAGATCCAAGCCTATTGCCGGGCGTTGCAAGCAGGCTGGACGCCGCAAGAGGCGCGCAAGCGGGCCGGCGTGGTGGAGGAAGTGTTGACCGTGATGGAAGTGCAGACGGACCACCAGCATCGGAAGTCGAGTTTTGCCACGAGCAGAAACGGTGGCGGAAATTGAAGGCCAGCAGCACGCGGGCCACGGAATAACGCAGGAGCAAATACAATGCTGGTCTATCCGGCTGAAATCGAGGTCGATGCACCGTTTCACCTGCCGGCGTGCAAGGTGACGCGCATCAGGGATAAGCAGCGAACGACCGCACAAGTTAGGCTCAAGATCGAGCCTGTTGACCCAACGGAGGTTATCGCAATCCCCGTGCGGAAACGAAAGATTGTAAAAAACAAGCCAGCGGGGTAGACTACCCCCAGCGTTTTGACAATTTGAACTGGCTTCTGGCCGTCATTTCCCGCTCGCAAGGGCTGGGGAGTGCCGGCCTTTTTGCGTTTATGGACTTAACCGGCCAGTGGCCAGCAGAAAGGCGGTGATCTTGCACCTTGTCTGCGGAAACAACCTGCGGCAACCCCGAATGCAATCGAACGCTCCGACAGGGCGAGGGCTATGCCCACAAGGAAGAGGCATCGGGCGGGCAGGTTAAGCGTTTTGTTTTGTGCGACGAGTGCCACGCCCAGGCCGAAAGGCTTTGGAGCAACGATGATGAAGCGAATCTCCCTCATTGCCCTGCTGATCGTCGGCATCGCCGGGCCACTGTTCGCCGGTGAAGCCGCCCTCGCCGAAGTGAACGCCGCCCGTGCAAAGCGTGGCCTGCCGGCGTTCCTGCCAGATCCCGCGTTGACCGTTGCCGCCGACAAAGCCGCGGCGTTCCGTGCCGCGCGGCTAATCCAGGGGCATTCTGCGAATGATTTTCAGTTCGTGCCGCAAGGCAGCCGCGCCAGTGCCGCCGGATGTGCCGCATGGGGGCCGCGCGATGGCTTCGGATCGTGCTGCATGTACGAGCGATGGAAATACTGCGGGGCCGCGTGGGCCACGGGGCGCGACGGCCGCCGCTATATGCACGTCTTTGTGAGGTAAGCCATGCGAACCGCCAAGTTCTTTTGCTTCGTCTTTTTTCTGATTTCGCTGTTGGGCCGCGCGTTCGCCGCGACGCCGCTGGAATCGAGCTATTGCGTAAAGTGGCCGCGCGGCAACGTGTCAAATATGGGAAGCGGGACAGCGGTTAGCGACAAATGGCTCGTAACATGCCGCCATGTTGTGGGCGATGCGCGAAAAGGTGCAGATATCGAAATGTGGGCGCAGGGCGGCAAGGTGCTGAAGGGGCAAGTGTGCTATGGAGACCCCGCAGCCGACGTGGCTTTTATCTACTGCGAATCAGGCTTCCCGGCATTCGTTCCCGTGGCAGAGGCGGACCCGAAGATCGGCGAGCCGATTCAGCTTTTCGGCTGGGGACCAGACAACACGTTGCGATCCGCAACCGGCCGCGTCAAGGCGCTCGCCCCGCTGGTCAACGGCCAGATTCGCATGGAATCGACACTGCGGATTCAATCCGGCGACAGCGGCGGCGGGGCATTCAACGCCGCTGGAGAGTTGTGCGGCATCAATTACGGCGCGGACTGCGAAGGCTACCTATCGTCGGGCGAGCATGTTGTTGGATACTCGTGCAGCCGACCGGCTTCGGCGCTCTGGGCATCTTCGCGTTATTTTGAAACGCAGTGCCAAGGCGGCTATTGCCCAATCCCGCCGCGCTATTACGGCGGCGGGAGTTCTCTTGTGCCCGTGCAGCCGCGCCCGGTTCAGCCCCAGCCGCCGCGCCCCGTCCAGCCGACACAACCCATCGCGCCAGTCACCCCAGCCCGCCCCTGCGAATGCGACCCAGCGGCCATCGTCAGCATTAAGGCCCAACTGGACGCGATGCAAAAGCAGCTCTTGGCTATCACGATCACGCCCGGTGAGCCGGGGACGAAGGGCGAGCCAGGCCCGCCAGGCGAACCCGGAGCGCCGGGCAAATCGGCGTCGGCTGAAGAGATTGCCGCCGCTGTTGCCGCCAAGGTCAAGGCGTGCCAGTGCGAGCCGGTGAAGCCGAACGAGTCCGCCAGGCACATTGTAATCGTGGCCGATCAGACCGCCTCCACGTGGTCCCGTCTGAAGGATGAAATCAGCCGCGCCCAGCAAGCCTATTCTGGAATTCGCATTGCCGCCCCGCCGAAATTCTCCGTGCCGCTGCCGCAGATCGTGGCGTATCAGGACGGCGTTCCCGTCAAAGTGATTCAAGGTTCCCGTAGTGTCTCCGAAGCTCTGTCGCACGTCGCGCGGGGTGAAGAGGTTTTTTTCAAGGAGTAGTTCGCATGTTGAAGCAGATCGGCCCGATGGGGCATGGCGAGGGATTCGGTTACGGCGTTCGCGTGTTCTACGCACTGGACGCCGAAGTGAGCGATTTGTTGAAGGGCGAAATGATGGTCGGCGCCCGCACGTCCGCCGGCTTGACCGCCGCCGTGGACCGCAACCTCGTGCAGGGCTTGGGCGTGGTCAACACGACCTTGATCCAGCAGCACGGCTCGACCAGCGACGATCCCGCAACCATGAGTGCCCTCCGCACGGCGATCCACGTCCCGGAAAAGGACAAAGCCTAAGGAGTGATTCGTGAGCAGTCCGGCACAACCCGACGACGTTGACAAGTTGCTCGATCAGTTCGAGCGTGCGGCGGCCATCGACGCGGAGAATAACTACCGCGTAATGGATAACCACCTTAAGCATTCTGATCGAGTGATTGCCAACGCCGCGGCGCTCAAGTCTTCCAACAGCGATGACTTAATCAGGGCCGTTCTGGCAAACCCTACATGACCACCGCACAACGCGAAAGCATCGTGCAGCGCGTGGGGAAAATTCTCGACGAGAGAGTTTCCCTGGTGCGGTGGTTTCGCCAAAACGCCTGCTTGCGTCACGGTCTGCCGTTTGAAGAGAACAGCGAATTGCGAATCGTGGTCGATGGGGCAGCGCCCGGAAAGGACGGCAAGGATGCCGACCCGGAAGCGATTGCCAAAGAGGTTCTGGCAAAGGTGCAGCCACAATCGACCGGCATCCCGACGTGGGCCAAGGCGGTGATTGTGGCTGCTGGCGGCGCTGCGGCTGCGGCGGGCGGGTACGGCTTGAATGGACTTCGCAAGCCCGCCGAGCCGCCGGAGATTGCGGCGCCGGAAGGCGGCAGTTTATTGCAGGATTTGCAGGACCGCGGATTCCACTTGCCGGAGTAACGCATGGCCAACGAAGTGATGATTGAAATGCTGCGTCACCACATTCGCACGCAGCACGTCCGCCGGAACAAAGAGGCACTGGTCACCGCGAAACTGTCGGCACTCAACACGGCGTTGATTTTCACGAACGCCAGCCAGCGTTCACCGGAGAAGTCCACGAAGATTATCGAAGGGTTGATCGATGAGCTTTTTGACCGAACTAGCAGCGGACCTCAACAGGGAGCAGGGGGCAGTACCGGCGGACCTGTGGCCGAGCCAGGGCCATCCTGAGTTCCCGGCGGCGGTCCTGAAGCTGGCTGACGAGATTGGCGACGATGAAATTCTCGCGGAGGCCGCACTCAAATGGGTGAAGCAAAAAAAGCGAGACATGATCCTTGCCAAGATTGGCACGCTGTACACGCCGGAAGAGCTGGAGGCGTTGAAGAAACGATTGTCAGAACCCCAGGTGCAGCCGTGAGCCGTGAGAGCGGGGCGAAAGCCGCGGAGTAATCTTTCGCCGCGGGGGACATTTGAAACAATCCGCCGGGCACGGCACGCAGCCGCCGATGGGCATGGCATCCCGCCCGGAGTTCTAACCTTAACCAGCGAAAGGAATGGTCCTAATGAAAATGCTTCTATGGCTACGGCGGGCAATCGTGCGGGCACTCATCGGCAAGATGGAGGTTTGCACCAACGTAACGATTGTGAACGGCGAGGTCGAATACGGCGGGCGTCACGGCGGAGCCATTGTCGAGAAGGTCACGTTCTTATCTCGACCGTAGCCCGGCCCGGCGTACTACACGCAGACATGCCCACGGGATGCTGAGGGTCAATGCACCACTCACACCAACTAACCGCCGCGATTGAAGCCGACACGGAAGTTGACATGCTTTCCGCCGTGTCCGCGATGCTGCGCGAACTGACGGCCGGCAGCCGGATTGGAACGAGCGACGGCAAACGGAAGATCGCGTACACAACGAGCCATTTGGCCCCAGCGGATTCGGCGGTGAGCCGGAGACCCTTGCCGAGCGTCACGCGCTGGAGTCGGCCGAAAGCCGGTCTGTGATTGATTCGGAGGTTGCATGAAGCTCACCCAGAAACCAGAGCCCGCGCCCCGCGATTGGCGAATCGCTGAAGCGATCCTCGCCGCGATGGTGCTGCTCGTCGTTGGCTTTGCGGCGTACTTGGGCGGTGAGCAACACGGCAGCGACACGACGCGGCAAGGGCAGTTGCGGGAAATGGCGGCACTGGTGCGTGCGATGCCTGATGTGATCCACACGCCGAAGCGGTGCAGTTGCGGGAGTGGCTGCCGCTGTTGTAGTTGTCAGGAACTTCCGAGATGAATACGACGACGACGCGATTGAAGCGGACGAGTCAGTGCATCGGAAATGGTCCACCCATGCCGAAGGCGCTCGCTGATTGTTCCCGTTCGGAGTCCAACCCGGCGCGCCCACTGAGAGAGCGTCAGTGTCTCGCCATTGAACTCAAGGATCCTGTTGTACTCTCCACGGTTGTTGTTCTGATGCTCCTGAGTAGCCCACACGCAATTCTCTGGGCAGTAGTCGCCATCGTTGTCTTTGCGTTCGAGTTTATGCGCTGGCGACGGGCGCTTGCCCATGTCGGCAACGAAGTTTTCTGGCGAATTGAGCCAGCGGTCGCAGACTTTGATTCCACGTCCACCGTAGCGGTGATACCACTTGTGCTTGGGCCTGTAGCATCGTCCCTTCATTGCGTGCCAGACATCATACTCGGGAGTGTAGAACAGCCCGTGCTTATGATTCCTCTTCGCGTGCAACTCTTTTGCAAAGCAGCCGCACGATCGGCTAGTGCCCCTCGAGAGTCCGGCAGCGCGAACTGGTTTAGTTGTTCCGCAATCACACAGACAAAGCCAAATAGCCATAGAAGGGGATCCGCTCACCCAGGAAAGAACTGTCCATCGCCCAAATTGCTGACCAACCTTGATTTGGCTGGTGCGCGTTGCAATAGTTGGCTTAGCCATGACGTGACCTCCAGTGAAGGTTGCGGAGTGGTTAGGCCCGGCAGAGCGTTTGCGCGTTCTGTTCGGGCCGCTTCATTGTATCACACAATGCAGAAAATCAAATCACTGGAGACACATCGATAGAGTTTCGGGAGGGACTTCCCGGACTTCGCGCGCCCGCCGGGACCGTAATACCCCTTCGGACCGGCGGGTTTTTGAAAGGAACATGATTGGCACCGTGGACCGGAACAGACGACACGACTAACTGGACTGGTTGGACCTACGAGACCAGTTGGAATTCGTGCGCAGAGCATGATGAGGAAGATAAAAAGCCGCCGCCGTTCACGCCACCAGAGCAACCAGAACAGCAACCCGCAAGCGAACCAACCCCGAAGCAACAGCGACCAACGAAACCCGAACGCCGCACAGTCGGCATCATGATTACGCCCGCAAGTCGCGGGCACGCTACAGGCGGCGGTCGTGCCAGCAGTGGCAGGAACAGAAACACGAACGGCGAACTAATGAATGTCAACCACCCACGACTCCAGCGTCAACCTCTGGTGTCCGCTGTGCGGGACCAAAGGCGCTTACTACCCGCGAGGCGAGCCGCGCGTGCCGTGCGTCAACTGCGGCAAGCCGTTCCGGGTTGCGGACGGACATTCACCGGGCAAGGCAGCCAAGAAACTTGAGGCGGAGACGAACGGCAGGATTCACGACATTGAGGAGCACCTGAAACGAGTGGAAGCGGGCCACGAGAAGCTGGAAGCCGACCACGAGAAAGAGAAGTACCGCAACCGCATGTACTGGCGAGCCGTGATCGCGGCGGCAGGCTTTGTCCTGTCGTCGATTGGACTGAAACTCATTGACCTGTTGTTCAAATGAAAAAAATCATCTCGTTATTCCAAAGAAACTACGACGGCGACCGCCTTGTGCGGGATGAGGTTGTTCCCGGCGCGGAATGGGTCATTGCCGGCGAAGGCGTGGCGACGCGCAAATTCGACGGAACGTGCTGCCTTGTCCGCGAGGGCAAGTTGTTTAAGCGATATGAGGTCAAGCCGGGAGGCAAGGCACCGCCAAACTTCGAGCCGGCGAACGACGTGGATGAAACGACAGGAAAACAACAGGGCTGGCTGCCGGTTGGCGACGGGCCGGAAGATCAGTGGCATCGGGAAGCATGGGAACTATTCGCCTGCAACAACGCCGTGCCAATCGACGGCACCTACGAGCTTGTCGGACCGAAGGTGCAAGGCAATGCAGAGGGATACGGTCGGCACCTACTGGTGTCGCACGCCTACGCTACACAACTGCCGGATTGCCCGCGTGACTTCGACGGCATCCGCGAGTATCTCGCTGCGCACGACGTTGAAGGCATTGTATGGCATCACCCGGACGGCCGGATGGTAAAGATCAAGAAAAAAGATTTCGGTCTGAAGAGGGATATTACAGCATGACTTACAACCCAGAAGTTGAGGCTAGGCGGCGCAATCGAAGAACGGAGCGATACCACACCGATCCAGCGTATCGGCTGGAGGTCATCGCCAGATCGTGCGAATACAACCGCCTGAATGGACGAAAGAGGCGCGATGGCTTACTCAAGAGGAAGTACGGCATCACTCTAGAGCAGTATGAGGCCATGCATCGAAAGCAGGGTGGCGTTTGCGCAATTTGCGGGCAGACAGAAACGGCTCTCCATGTTCGCGGAGGAGCCAAGAGACTTGCCGTCGACCACGATGCCATTACAGGGGTCGTCCGCGGCCTACTTTGCCAGCGTTGTAATCTCAATATCGGGCAGTGGAACCACAGTCCCGAGCGAACAACGAAATGAGTCCCGTAACCCCGATCACCCCGCACCCGAAGCGCACCGCAATGGCACACCACGTCGTCATCAAGCCCGTCCGCAACTGGATTCCGATTGCCGTGCTGATCGTGCTGTCGCCGTTCGTCGTGTGGGCCGCGATCTATTTCGTGAGCCGGTGCGTGCGCGCGGTGAGTGTGGGGGCAGCGGCACCATCGACCATCAATCATCGACTGTTGACCATCCACCGTGCATCATCGACTATCGATCATCCCTACGTCGCCTCATCGATCAAGGGCGTTTATCACCGTGCCGACTGCCGCTATGCCGCGAGCGTGGCGCATCGCCGGGAGTACGCGAGCCATGAGGAAGCGGCCGCGGATGGGAAAGTGCCGTGCAAGGTGTGCTTGCCGGTGCTGGAGGTGGCATCAAATCATCGGGAGTAGAAACGACAACACCCGCCGTGAAGCGGGTGCTATCGAGTGTCCGTGCGAGGGACGCAGAACAGGATTCCTAAACGAAGTATAGGTTTTACCCGTTCTGTTGTCCAGCAGGTTTTTGGGCCGGCTTGTTCCCCTGAACCAAAAGAAGCCGGGATAGAAAAGGGACTGGCTTAGAAACTCGCCAGTTAGCGTAATCCGAAAAGTGTCCCGCAGCAGTGCGGGGCGAGGCGGAAGGATGAATGACAGGCTCGAAACGTGTGGTTCCCAGCAATGGGTTTGCCCCGGCAACGCGTCGCTAGTAGATGCGGCAACGTGGTCTGCGTCCGGGTCCACAACTGATGTTTCGATAAAAACCGGCGGTCACTAAGAGCCAGTCAACGCTACGCACAGCCTAGCAGCCACGGACAACAGACGCGGGCAAAACCTTAATCAGCAGGGAAGGCCACATTATGCACAAGGGAGACTAAATCATGTTCACCAATTGGGTATGGCTGCTGATCGGGATTTTCCTGTTCCTGTTCGGCCTGTTTTCCGTGACGAACATCGACGTGGTTTGGGGTAAGCCCGTGATGGGCTTCTCCGCACTGGTTGCCGGGGTCGTGTGCATCATCGGATCGATCAACGGATTCCGCGGTCCAAGTCCGCCACGCTAACCCTACTGGAGTTGTCCTAGTCGCATGTTCGCAGACGTGACATTCACAACCGAGGGGCTGACCGTGATCCTCACGCTGCTGGGCGCGTTGTGGGGCGCGATCGGCATCCTGTTCAAAAAGCTAATCGACGCAAAAGACCAGCACATCAAGTCGGCGCAGGACCGCGGGGACAGCTATCGCGAGATGGCTGAGGAGGCAATCGACGACTTAGAGAAGGCGGCGAATCGAAAATTGAGGGCAGAGGGAAAAGCACACTTTACCAAGGTGGCGGACGTGGTTCCTGAGCACAGCAGCCCTGTCAGCCAGAAGCAGCAGGAGACGGCAGACCTGGCGACCATGCGTGCCCGGTTGGTTGCCGCGACGCTGGAGTTGGGCTTAGCACCGCGCGAAGCGTCACTGATGGCAAACGAGGAGACGACGTGACGGGGCGGCATATCGAAACGGAACCTTTGCAGGGATAACATGCGATTCCCAGACGCCCAGATCGAAGCTCTGCTGGACCGGATGTATCCGGTCGGCTCCCTCTTTCTCTCCACGCTGTCGACAAATCCGTACATCTTGCTGGGCTACGGCAAGTGGCAAGCGTTTGCTGTTGGCCGGGCGTTGGTGGGAGTTGATATTGCTGACCCGGATTTTGACGCCGCTGAGAAAACATCGGGCACCAAGACCGTCACTCCCGGCGGCACCGTATCGCAGCCGACATTTTCTGGAACGCCGTTCACGGAGATCATTAACCACACGCATCCCGTTGTGGTCACCGACCCTGGACATACGCATGTGCAAGGGGCAGCGAGCACGGCGACCGGGCCGAACGTAGGCAGCACGCCGGACGCCAGCACCAACACTCGTGTCAATTCGGGCTACTCAACCTCAAGCTCAGCAACTGGCATCACAGCCGGGACCGAGAATCCAGCAGGCGGCGTGAACAGCATTACGCCCGAAGGCACGGTGAGCCAGCCGACGTTTTCCGGCAACCTACAAAGCAACGTCCAACCGAGTATCGCGGTTTTTGTTTGGGAACGAATCGAATAAGGAGGATTTCATGGCTAACGACTATATGCCCATCACCAAAAATGGGCGCAGTTCGCTGGGCACAGCGGCCATTGCCGCCGCCAACCAGTTCAAGGACTTGTGTGATCGCATCGCTGGCTTGACTGAAATCGCTTCCCATCAGTGGGACACCGGAGATTACACAGTCCTGGAAGCACAGTTCTCCATGCAGAATGCTGGTCAGGGAGATGACCTGTTGGGGTTGCTCACGCAAATGAACGACATTCTCAATACCAGCACGGAAGTGACCGGGGCGAATCGACTATTGCAGATCAAACAGTTTATCGGTCGCATCGCTGGCCAGTAATGTCAGAACCCGTCTACATCGTTTGTGGATTCCCCCGCTCCGGGACTTCGATGATGATGCGCGCCATCGATGCGGGTGGAATCCCCGCGCTGTTCTCGCCATGCCGCGACCGTGCGTTGGTGCGCAATTCCACGATGCTGCCAGACTATCACCCGAACCCGCACGGCTTTTTTGAGATAGCAGACCTGCGCAAGCTCAAGTGGTCGAAGGCTGGCGGGCGATGCGTGAAGGTAATTCGGGATAATCTGCCGGACCTCGTGCCACCTGGAAACTATCGAGCCGTTTACGTGACGCGCAACCCAGACGAGATTCGCCGCTCCTACGTCGGCACAATGAGCGGCCCGCCGTCTGCTCACGAGTTCAAGTTCCTGGACGACTACGCCGCAAAGGTCACCGCCGACGTTGAGAGGCTCGAACAGCTTGGCGCGGAAGTGTGCGTTCTGCGCTATCGCGAGATCGTCGCCAATCCGTCGCAGGAACTTTCCCGTATCGGTTGGCCCATCGATGTGCGCCGCGCCGCAGCGACCGTTGACCATCGCCTCTACCGGCACCGGGAGGCAGCATGGCAATAGCAAAGGTCCAAGAGGTGTTTTCGTATTCCGCCTCTGGCGGATCGGCGGACAAGACGGTCACGATTGCCACGCCGGGTGCTGGGAATACGCTGGTATTGCTAACCAATAGCACTAACGGCGCGACTGTTTCTTCAGTCTCGGGCGGCGGAGTGACTTGGGAATACGTCGTAACGAGCACGAATGCCGCCGGGGACAAGGTGGAGTTGTGGATCGGCCCGAATTCCTCTGGATCGGGCACGACGATCACTGTCACGGTGTCCAATACCTACGCGCGATTCGATTTGAGTGTGACGGAGTGGTCTGGGATGCCCACGACTTCAGTTGAGGATGGCGGCAGCGAAGCCGATACCACAAGCCCCGACATCACGACGCCATCGATTACGCCAACGGCTGGGCAGGCAGTCCTATTGTTGGCGTTTGCCAACGTCTATACCACGACCGTATCGGCTGGTCCGACTGGTGGTTTCACGGCAATCCCCACGACGGGCGGGAGCGGGTTCGGTGACTTCGCCTATCAGATCGTGGAATCAGCTTCGGGAAGCTACCAGGCGGGATGGACCACGGCGGCAGGCTACGGGACAAGACGGGCGGGCTTGTTCGCGTTTGACGGAGAAGAAGCTGGCGGCGCAGCAGTCGGCCGCGGACTCACGCACTCCACAAAACTCTCACGACTTTCCCTTGTTGGCTAGGAGATTCAAATGTCGTTAGTCGAAATCGAAAACCTATCGCACGCCGACTTGAAGGCCCAGCGGGACACACTCATTTCCGCAGCCGCGAAAGCGCCAGCCGTCGAACTGGCCGCTCGCTACGTGCAGGCGCGCACGGATGCGAAGGCCCGCGATGAGAAGTTGGCGGAGCAGGGAGCGACGATTACGGCGCTCACCGTTGGCAATGCGGCAATGCAGGCGAAAACGTCAGAGCTTCAAGCCGCGATGGCCAATGCCGACCGCGAGATTGCCTTCGGACAAAAGTGCTTGGGGGAAGCGCAGCAAGCATTGAACGCAAAAGAAAAGGAACTGGCCAGTGAGACCGCCCGCGCCAATCGCCTCAAGGCCGAAGCGGCGCGCAACTTCTCCGCGCTCAGCACAGCGGAGAAGGCATTGAAAGATGCGATGGCGGCTCGTGAACTGGAAGCCGTGGACAAAGGTTAGCCCATGATTGTAATGCCGCCAGTTTTCAATTCGGGAGATACGATCTATTTCCCGTTCGACACCTACAATTCTGCCGGTGCATCCGTGACGATCACGGACTTGGCCGTCACGGATCTGGAGGTGTACAAAAACGGCAGCATTACGCAACGGGCCAGCGACAACGGCTATGCTCTCCTGGACACCGATGGCATCGACTTCGACGGCTCCACGGGCTTGCACGGTTTCTCAATTGACACCAGCGATAACAGCGATTCTGGCTTCTGGGCGGACGGCTCGCAGTATTGGGTCCACTTAAACGCGGTCACGGTTGACGGCCAAACGGTCAAGTTCACTTACTTTCTGACGCTGGGCTACTTGCTCCGTCCCACCACTGCCGGCCGCAAACTAGATGTTTCCAGCGGCGGAGAAGCGGGCGTCGATTGGGCCAACGTCGGCTCGCCCACCACCACGCTCAATCTATCTGGCACGACGGTCAAGACGGCTACGGATGTCGAGACGGACACGCAGGATATTCAAAGCCGCCTGCCGGCCGCGCTGCTCAACGGCAAGATGCAATCCACCGATGCCTGCGCAAGCGGAACAGCGGACAGTGGCGACGTGAATTTCCTGATTGACACGGAGCGAACCGAAACGCCAGACGATTACTGGGTCGGAAGCCAGATCAAATTCACCAGCGGCTCGAACGTCGGGTTGACGCGGCTCATCAATGGATTCAACTCCGGCACGGATCAGATTAGCTGGACGCCTGACCTGCCAGCGGCGGTTGCTGCGGGCGTCACCTACGAAATCCTGCCGAATGGTCGGGTTGACCTGGCGATGATTCGCGGAACCCAAGTGGCGTCGTATACCTTTGGAGGATCGGCATTCATCGGGGCCAACGTCGAAGGCGTCAGCAACGACTTTTTTGTTGCGGCCCGTTGGGAGAGCATGCTCGACGGGACCGCAGGAGAGACGCTAACGGCGAACATCACGGGCAACCTCGTGGGCAATGTAACGGGCGGCATCAACACGGCAGCCGGCACGATCCAAACCCTGGACGCCCTCGACACGGCGCAGGATACGCAGCACGGAACAACGCAGGCGGCGGTTGCCGACGTGCCAACGAATGCCGAACTGGCTACGGCACTTGGCACGGCGGACGATGCCACGCTTGCGGCAATCACGGCGCTGAGTATTCCCACGACTTCGCAAATCACGGCGGCCATGCTGGCGGCGGCCTACGAAGGCGCCGAGACACTCCAGGAGTTCTTGCGGTTGGCACGCGCGGCACTAATGGGCAAGAGCGACGGATTCCCGGATGGGCCGGTCCATTTCCGCGACAAGGCCGACACCAAGAACCGCCTCACGGCCAACGTGGATACAGACGGCAACCGCAGCGCAATCACCACGGATGCAACCTGATGTTCCCCAGGGGCTATTACGGCGGCGGTTACTTCGGGCCTGAGTATTGGCCTGGTGGGGTTGTTTTCTCCGGCGGTGGCGGCGGCCTAATCGGCGGGGTGCTGTTCACGGGCGATGGGAGTTATGTTCGGCCGCCAGTGCGAGCGAAGCGAAAGCGGAAGGAATGGACGGAAGAAGAGCCGCAAGAGTCGCCGGAGCTGGTCGCCTTGCGGCGGCAGATCGAGGAAGAGGACGAGTTGTTGTTGGCGGGGGTACTGTAGGAGGGCGGTAAAATTATGGTAGACCAAGCTGAAACAGCCGGGGGGTCGGGGGGAAAGACCGAACGCACGGAGAGTGGTCGGACTGTATTGCAAGATCAGCGGATGCTTCAGACGGCAATCAAGCGCGGTTGGCTTGGCGGCCAGCGCTGGCCAACGGATGCCACACTCGCCGAACTAGAGGAAATCCCAGAGGAAGCATTATCGGTTCGCCAGCGTGCGGCCTATGCAGTTGGCCGTGATGTGGGTCACAACGATGCCCGCGTCAGGCAGATTGCCGTAAGGAATGCCGTCGCGATGGAAAGCCAAAATCAATCGGACGAGCATCACGCGGAAGGCGAGACGATCCACCATGAGCACGCCGTTACTGACCAACGAGGAAGCCGACTTTCTGCTATTGCTGACCGACTCGGAGTTGGAGGTGTGGTTATCGAAGCGGACTCCCGACCAGCAGAAAGCCATCCTCCGTCAGCTAATGGGTCACAAAACGGAAACGGAAAGGCTCATTGACGACCCGGCGGAGTTCCGGCGCAAGCTGGTGATTGACGTTGACGGACAGGACCGCAGTTTGGAAAGCGTAATCGAGCCGTGGCAGCGCAAGGACTTTGAAGCGCTGGACCCCGGATGGAAGCAAATGGTGAGCGGACAAGGGGCGGGCTCAGTCATGCGGGCTTGGATCGAGAAAGGCAAAGGGCACAGTAAGACAACGGATCAGGCGGTAATGGTTTCATGGGCGCTGTTCGCCGCACAACGCAAGATCGTGGGCGTGGTGGGCGCAGCGTCAAAGGATCAGGCCAAGCTGCTGCGGGATGCGATTGACGGGCTGTATCGGAGAAACACCTGGCTTGCGGAGCGGTTGGAGATTCAGCGTTACATGGTCGTGAACAAAACAACCGGCAGCGAGTTGGAGATTATCTCCGCCGACGAGGCGACGAGCCACGGCAAGCTGCCGGATTTCGTGGTCGTGGATGAGTTGACGCACCACGTCAAAAGCGGGTTGTGGGAATCGCTCCTGGCGGGATCCGCCAAGCGGGCCAATTGCATGCTGGTCGTGATTACCAATGCCGGCTTGGGCAAGGGGAAATCCTGGCAATGGCGGATCCGGGAGATCTTCCGCGAGTCGGAGGGCTGTTACTTCTCGCGCACTGAGGGGCCGGTGGCAACCTGGATTACTCAAGAGCGATTGGACTTTCAGCGCAAGAGCCTGCCGCCGGCCGCTTTCAATCGCCTCTGGGGAAATCTCTGGCAGACCGGCGACGGCGACGCGTTGGACCCGGCCGATATCGAAGCCTGCTGTAAGCTGGCTGGTCCGGTTCGGTTCCGGGCGCCGGGTCTGGAATACGTGGCGGGTCTGGACCTGGGCATCAAGCACGACCATGCGGGCTTCGTGGTGCTGTCGATCGATTGGCAGGAAAGAAAGCTCAGGCTCGTGCTATGCGAATCCTGGAAGCCATCGGGACCGCGGGGCGAAGTGGACCTGGCTGCGGTGGAGAATGCCATCCGCAGGGCGCACGACACGTACAATCTGGCGGGGATGATCTACGACAAGCACGAAGCGGTTTACATGGTCCAGCGATTGCGCGAAGTGGGCTTCCCGCTGTTGTCGTTTGAGTTCAGCAGTCCGAAGAACCGCGACGAAATGGCGCGTACGCTGATGAGCTGCACGCGCAATCAAACCCTGGAGCTGTACCGCGAGCCGCTGTTATTGGCGGACTTGGCCAAGCTGTCGATCGTCGAGAAGCCTTATGGTCTGAAGCTGACGGCGGTACGGGATGAGGCGGGCCACGCGGACAGGGCAACGGCGCTGGCGATTTGCCTGCCGAGTGCAATGCGGTTTATGGACGAGTTGGCGGCGGGGATACACGAACAACCTCAAGGCGAAAGGGCTGTGGCATGAAACTGACGATGGAGCAAATTCGGAACCTAGCAGAACAAGCCGCGTTCTCATTCAACAAGGCTGCCACCGCGCAAGAGTATTGCGTCGTCAAATCCTGCTCATGCCACGGCGTGACGGAAACCAGGGGGGTCATCATCAACCCGGCAGACTATGACAACCTGAGCGCGTTGCACTTCGCGGTTATCCGTTTTGCCCGTGCGATGGGTGAATGTCGCCTTGGCAGAATGATGGCCGCCCGCCTTCCGCCAATTGCGGAGGGGAGCGCATACGGAACAGCAGCAGAATACGGAACACCGGCGCAAGAAACGGCCAGCAATGAAATTGTCTACGTCGAGAACTGGCCACTGACGCTCAACACAAACATCGACGGGATGCTGAAACTGTCGGAGCGCGGCGGACCTAAAGAGCGCGGTGCGTTTGAAGCAGACGAGAAGCGCTATCAAGAGTGCATAGCACAAGTTCGATTGAAAACGGTTCTGGACATGCCGCTTGAACCTGTGCGCGAGTGCCCAGACTGCAAGGGCACCAAGCGCTACATCGGGCTGAATTCAAACGAGCCGTGCGCGTTGTGCAGCGGAACAGGGTTTATCCCACTGGGGGCAAAATGATCGACACTCTCCCCATCGAAGACCTCCGCACCCGCCACGAATCCGCACGGTTGCAATTGGAAACAATGCAGCTCGAATCGTACCTCGCGGAAGCCCAGCGGATGGCGGACTTGCCAGTCCCCGTTATGGAGGCGTGCGAGCTGATCGATCCGCGCGAGTTCATGCACGACACGCCGGGCTGGGGAACGAGCTACGGACAGCAGCCTGTACCAATGACGCGGCCCGACGATCGACAAGACGGCAAGAATCGGCCGGTGTTTGAGACGGAGCAAGACTTGGCTTTCATCCGAGGATCGGCCCGTATTCTGACCACGATGTTCCCGGCCGGCATCAACATCCTCAAGAACCTGCGCAACTATACGATCAGCGGCGGATTCACCTATAAGGTCCAACCGGCAAATGATGCCGAGCCTCCTAAGGGATTAGTCGGGGCCGTCCAAAACGTGATCGATGCCCTGTTTGGCGACTCAGGGTGTTTGCTGGAAAACGAAATCCACGATCGCCGGCGAACGGATGGCGAGTGCTTTGTGCAACTTGAACCGGAAGGCTGGCAGACGAGAATCTTGATTCGCGAGCCAGACCACGTTCGCGATCCACAGGGCTTCAGCAATGACCTGGAAACACATCTGCACATCGACACGGAGTTTGTATCTTGCTGGGCGATGGGCGTGCACACCAGAAAGGACCGCCCTGGAGACACGTTGGGTTATCACGTTGCACCAGACCCGGCTGCCTATGCCGACTGGGATTACGTGCCAGCCGCGCGTATGGAGCATTTCAAAGCCAACGCGCCTTACGGTGTGAAGCGGGGATATAGCGAGTTCTATCCCGTAATCGCATGGCTGCAAGATGCCGAGAAAGTCCTGCGCAACACAGGCCGCGGGACCGCAGTGCAAGCGGCTATCGCGTTCATTCGGCAGCACGCCACAGGCGCGACCGCTGCGCAAATCAGCGGGCTACGGGCCACCAACGCTTACGAGACGCGGACGCAGAATCTCCCCCAAGGCGGCAGCCGCACGCGATACATCCAGAACTTCGCGCCGGGAACGATCTTGGATATCAACCAGGGGCAGGAGTACCTGGCTGGCCCGATGGGCAGCGAGCGCGCGCCCGCGTTCATCAATGTGATTCAAGCGCTGCTGAGGTATCTCGGCAGCGTCTGGCAAATGGCCGAAGGGATGATTTCCGGCGACTACAGCAACAATAACTTGGCGTCCGCATTGGTTGCCGAGTCGCCCTTCGTCAAGGGCCGTGAGTCTGACCAGCGCGAGTTGAAGCCCGGTTTCTCCTCGCTGTGCTGGAAAGCAATCCGCATCGCCTTCGACTCCGGCTACTTCGCGCGGTTCGACATGCCTTGGGAGCAGATCGAAGCGCTGGTGGATGTGATCGTGACGCCGCCTGAGGTCGCCACACGCAACAAGGAAGAGCAGGCCCGCACGTCGGCAATTGAGGTTGGCTTGGGCATCAAGAGCAAGCGCACGGCGGCCACGGAAGCGGGGTTGGACTTCGACGCTGAGCTTGAGAACATCCAAAAGGATGGCGATAAGCCTGAGCCGCCGCTGGGGGCCGCGCAAGGTCAGCCGGCGAATATCTCGCAAGTCACCAACGTCCCGGCGCAGCCTGCGCCTCAGAGCGATGGCGCGGCATTGCGGGCAATGGAAGCGGTTGCGGAGCGGCTGGGGAAGGTGGAGGCGCTTCTGGAGTGCGGTGGTGAAGGTGGGAAGCCGGGGCCGTGTCCAACTGGAAAGAGCCAGGTCAATGCACATTCCCGTTCCGACGCAGGAACCGAGAGGGGTTCGACCGGCGTTTATCAAGGCAAAAAATACCGCTTCGTCAGCAAACAGGCAAAGCTCAATATCGATCAGGTGACAGACCTGCTGGGCGAGCGTGGCTACAAGATCGGCAAGCCTCACGTTGACCTTTCAGCCGGGGCCACGTTCTATACGGTCCAGAAGAAAGGCCATAAACCGCTGAAGGTGACCGCCAAAAAGCTCGCGCAGTTCCTTTCGACGGAAGCTGACGTAATCGAATCGGTGGAGGATGCAGAGCCGTTTGAGGGCGACGTGAGCCTGCTAGAAATCGATCTTCATACAACCCCCCGCGCCGCCGCCGTCTCCGCCGCGCTCGAATCCGCCCGCACGACCGACGAAGCCCGTGCGATTCTTCGCGAGCTGCATGAGAACACCGATGCGGCCGGCCGGCTGATGGAAACCCTTCGGCCTGCGGAGTTCCTGGAGGAGCTGCACGATACGGTCGTGTACGCAGCCGGCACGAATGCCATCAACACGGCAGCCATCGTCAAGACCATCGAGGAAAGCATGCAACCCCTAACAGGTGTAGCGGAAGCAATCACCAGCGCGAGCAAGGAACTGGCGTCGGCATTGGCAGATCAAAAGCCGCCGGTGGTCAACGCTCCGGTCACGGTGGAATTCCCCAAGGATGCGATTCGCGTCGAGGTCGAAGCCGCTGCCGCGCAGGTCACGATTCCCAAGGATGCGATCAAGGTCCAGATTGAACAACCAAAGGCTGAACCCAAGGGCCGCATTGTCAGGACCGTGGAGCGGGATGGCGAGGGCCGGATCAAGACGATTATTGAGGAGTAGAAGATGATTACAGAAAACACCATGAGGCGGTTAGCCGCTGAATGCGATGTGAAGCCGTCCGTGTTGATATTGCCTCCGCAGAGAGAGCAAGTCTCACGCAAGTTTGGCCCGCTTGAACTGGTAAGGCCAGAGCATCGCGAAGCTGCCAAGAATGCTCTGGTCGATCTATTCAAAGCCGCCGGCCTGAATTACCCCGGAAGCCTTGCACATGACGCTTCCGATGAGGTCTACGCAACGCGACTGGAGTTATGGGAACGATTGGCAACAGCACTTCTGGGTGACGATATGCCAGAGCAGGAGATTCTATGTTGAAACGACGTTCATTCTTGGCCCGGATTGCGGCTGCGCTGTGTGCTCCGCTGGCGATGAAGGCGGGACCAAAGGAAAGCAAACCCGTCTGCTGTCGCTGCGTTCCATTTACTCCAAAACCCATTGGCGGCACGTATCAATTGGGCGGAAGTGTCGTTCGCTGGACGGGAGCGACGGGCAATGCAGATTGGAACGACCCCAACAATTGGGATCCGCCCAGCAAGCCGGAACCATGCGGTGCGGTGCGATTCTCCCCAGGGACGATTCTCGACCTGCCGGATGGAGTGCAGTATACGTGGCCGAGCTGAGAAACCGCACCGAACTTGAATCACGTTTCGCAGCTCGCTTCGCGCGCTCGACCAGCCAGTTCCGGCACGAACTGATTGACCTGCTGGGCGACCCGCCGGACATCGCGCGCGTACCGGAAGAGTTCTGGCAGCGCGTCGAGCAAGAGGCCAACGCGCAGCTTGCCGTGGTGCTCTTGCTGCTATGGAGCGAATCGGCGGACCTGCACGGGCTGGAAACCGTGGACCCGCGGGGGCAGCAGTTCGCCACCACGCGAGGCGGCGAGGCGGCGTCATCGTTCGCTGGCACCAGCCGGGATATGCTGCGGACAGCCGGCACCGATTGGGCGCAGCGAGCGTCAGCAGGGGAGCGGATTGCCAAGGGGGAAGTCACTGAGCGGGCCACGTCGATCTTCGGGCCGGCGCGTTCGGAGAAGGTCGCCACGTTTGAAACGGGCCGCGCTCAGACGGACGCCGGGGAAGTCTGGAGGCGGGACCAGCAGGCGGTCGGCGTGAGAATCAAAGCTATCTGGCGGCACTCGCGGTATCGACCGAAGGGGCACGCCGGGGCGGAAGTGAAGCCGTGCCCGATTTGCACGCCGCTGTTGGATCAGGATGAAAGCGTGTGGGGATTGCAAGCGCCGAGCGGTCCGCCGCTTCATCCGAACTGCGATTGCTTCCTGGAGTATCAACCGATTCCGGCAGGAGTGCCATGATAGCCGTGAAAAGCCAGAAAACACGCCGGCCGCGTCAAGGCGAGTTGCTCATCATCTGCCCGCTGTGCGAGTGCCGCTGCCTTTCGTATTCGGCGAGCGACAAGATTACTTACTACAAATGCACGAATCCGCGCTGCAAATACACGACGAAGCGGGCACGACCTACGGCTTGAACTCAACCTTCATGGCGCTTTCAAGCAATTGCGCCCGCCCAGCAACCCACGCATCCTGCATCGAAATGATGGTTCCAGAGTATTCGCTGTGCCAGCCCGGCCAGTAGCCGTCGAGCCACGTCACAAAGTCTGGCAGCAGGTTTCCGAATTCGGCTGGAGTTTCCATGCCGAGATTCTACCACAATCACGTTGCAAATCGATAGCAAACGTGCGTAGCGATTCTCAGCCGCTTCGCTCTAACTTAGGAGCATGGCGAGCAAGAGCGGCACCATTCACCTGATCGAAGAAGCGTTTTCCGAAGCGCCCAAGGTGGATCGCGCTGCCAAGATCATCCGCAACGTCAAGATTCTCGGCAAGCAATCCAAGAACAATCGCGAGTACAGCGACCGGGCTTTGAATGAAGCCGCCGCACTCTACGACGGCGCGCCGGTCAACGTCGATCATCCCAAGCGTTCCACGCCCGACGCCGAGCGCGGCATGGCGGAAGGCATCGGCGTCATCCGAGACCCCAAGGTGCAAGCCGATGGCGTCTACGGCGACCTGCACTATCTCGACAAGCATCCGCTTACGGAAATGACGCTGGAGCGGGCCGAACGATTCCCTAGGACGTTCGGACTATCGCACAACGCCGATGGCAAGGTCGCCAACTTCCGCGGCAAGACGATTGTGGAATCCGTAACGCGCGTCCGCAGCGTGGACCTGGTGAGCCGCCCCGCAACGAATCAAGGCATTTTCGAGTCGGAGGATACCCCGGTGCAAACCACGATCAAGGCCGTTCTCGAATCCGTCAAGGACAAGAAACATTGGGGCGTGAAGGGACTCGCAAAGCTGCTGGAGATGGACCCCATGATGGCCGAAGCGCCGATGGAAGCTCCGCCAGCCGACGAAGACGCGGACGGGCAAATCGATGCCGCCTTCAAGGCCGCCATCAACAAGGTGTTGGACGAGGAAGGCGACATCAAGGCCAAGCTCAAGCGAATCAAAGACATCCTCACCGCGCAGGAGAAGATCATGTCCGGCGGAGACACGAAGGAATCCCCAGCTGCGCCGGCCGAAGAAGCCGACGCCAGCGAAAGCCTCAAGACGCTGGCCGCCAAAGAGCCTGGCGTCAAGCTGCTGATGGAGCAAGTCAACACGCTGACTGCCGAGCGCGACGCCAGCAAGGCGGAGAACGCCGCCCGCGCATTGCTCGAATCGATGGACCGCGAAGCCAGCGACCTGCGCGTCAAGGCGCTGACGCTGCTGCCGGCAACCGACCGCAAGGCATTGGTGGAAAGCTGGCCCAAGCGGCAGGCGCAAGGCGGCAAGCCCGTGCGAACCATCGCTCTCACCGAAGCCGACACCGGCGAATACAAGCCGGCCGAGACTCCCAAGAAATGGGCCGCGCTGGTGCGGTAACAAAATCATAACTCCCCTGACACAAGGGAACGATCATGTCCGTATCGCTCATGCGTTTGCCGGAAGCCCTCGAAGGTCGCGATGTCTTTGGCATCTTCGACGATTTCTATTGGTTCATCAGCCCGCACGAATGGACCAAGACCGTCAGTGATGTGGCCGGCGGCGCTGGCATCATTCCCGGTGATGGAGCCGGCGGCCTGCTTACAGTGGGCACGGAAGATTCGACCGATAACGACGAGGTGCTGCTCGAATCCACCCAAGAGATTTTCCTGTTCGCGGCCAACAAGCCGCTGGTATTCGAGGTGCGCGCCAAGCACGTCGAGGTCGCCACCGACGATGCCAACGTGTTCTACGGTCTGATGAACGCGGCCGGTGCGGACGCCATGATTGATGACGGCGCTGGCCCCAAGGCGTCGTTCTCGGGCGTCGGATTCTACAAGGTTGACGGCGGGACGCGCTGGCAGTGCATCAGCTCGGTTGCCACCACGCGCAACACCACGGACCTGACCGCGGCGCTTTCGCTGAACGGCACGGCCCAGACGATCGACACGTCGTACCATGTTTTCCGCATCGAATTTACGCCGTACAGCTCGACCAACGCGAAGGTGGATTTCTTCATCGATGAAGTCCACGTGGCCACGCACGATTTTGTCTACACCTCCGCCACCGAAATGCAGATTGCCATCGTCGTCAAGAACGGCGGAGCCAACCCCGAAGTTGCCACCGTGGATTACGTCGGCTGCTTCCAGAAGCGCTAACAAATGAAAACACCCTGACGGGACGCGAATCCCGCCAGGGCTTACCAACACCGGGCGATGCTCGCCCAATGCCGGCCGTGAGAAGCTGCATTGTAACGAGCCGCCCCCAAGAACGGGAGCAAGGCTCGTGAATTACACCGAACTCAAGCGCCGGTTCATTTCCGCCGAGAACGATGTCCGGCGCGGCAAGGCGAGCCGGAATCAAGAAATCACGGCGCTTACCGAAGCGCTGGCCGAGGGTGAAGTCAAGCCCGCCGAGTTCTCGATTCGCGCCCTGTTTGAAGCATTCGTCGAGGATGGCGAGTCCATCGTCAAGACCTGGGATCCGCGCTTTCGCGGGCACGGGGCCGTCTCCCTCATGGAAGCGCCCGATGCGGTCAGCACGTCGCACTTCAGCAACATCACCGGGCAGATCGTCTACTCAAAGGTGCTGGAGAAGTGGACCGCCCCGTCCCTGATCGGCAACGACCTTTGCACCACCATCCCCACCATGTTCGATGGCGAGAAAATCGCCGGCATCGGCGGCGTTGGGGACCAGGCCGCCAGCATCGGGGAAGGCCAACCCTACCCCCTGGCAGGCGTCAGCGAGGAATGGATCGAAACGCCGGCCACCATCAAGCGCGGCGTGATCGTGCCGGTTACCCGCGAAGCCGTGTTTTTTGACCGCACCGGCGTTCTTCTGGAGCGCGTCGGCAACGTCGGCGAAGGCATCGCGCAGAACAAAGAGAAGCGCATCCTCGATATGTGCCTGGGTATCACGACCAGCTATCGCCGCAACGGCGGGGCGGCGCAGGCGACCTACGGCGACACGCACACGCAAGGCGACGGCGATAACCTGGCTGGCTCGAACACCCTGGTCGATTACACGGATATCGAAAACGCTATCCTCCTGTTCGACGCGCTCAGCGACCCGAACACGGGCGAGCCAATCATGCCCAACGTGGACACGATCGTCGTCCCAACCGCGCTGGTCGCTACCGCGGCAAGAATCCTGAACGCAATCCAGGTCGGCAATACGGCCAACGCCACGGCCCCGGTCGGCGCAAACCCGCTGAAAAATATTCCCGGCATTGGCAACCTGCAAATCAAGAGCAGCCAATACGTCAGCCGGCGCACCTCAAGCGCAACGACCTGGTTTATCGGCGACTTCCGAAAGGCGTTTGCCTATATGGAGAACTGGCCGGTCAAGGTCGGGCAAGCGCCGCCGGATTCGCATGAAGCGTTTCACCGCGACGTGGTGGCCCAATACAAGGTCAGTGAGCGCGGAGCCGCCGCGGTCATGGACTGGCGTTACGTCGTGAAGTGCACTTGATTCTCAAAAGGACAAACCGATGGCCGAGTCGATCTCAAACGAAGAACGCATCAAGCAACTGGAAGCCGATTTGGCCGCCGCGAACCAGCGCGCCAATGTCGCCGAGGCGCAGTTCGCGCAAGGTTCGGATCGGCGCGCCGGCGAGGATAAGCCGGTCGTTTCCGCCACGCGCAACAAGCCCACCTGGCCTTTTAACGTGAGCTTGGTCGGCATGCCGAAGCTGGAAGTCAACTCGCCGCCGCATCCGAAAGTCCCGGATACCAACATCACCGCTGTGGACGAGAGCGAAGCCATCCGGCAATTCTGCTTGATGCACCGCGATGAGCACGGCAAGCAGCTCGACCCCACGCGGTACTCGTTCCGCGCCGTCTGCCTGCAAGAGAACGCACGCAAGCAGCAGGCGATCAACAAGGTCAACAACCGCCGCCTGGTTTCCCAGGGCAATCTGCAAGTGCTGACGCGGGAAGAGGAATTCCAGACTCCCGAACAAAATGCCAAGCGGCAGAAAATGTCCCTGGCGTCCTAAGCGAGAACAAGGGACCGTATGAACCACCTTGCACAAGCTCCGGCCGTTGCTTTGCTCGCTCCCGCGGACACACTGAAGGCGGTCATGTCGGGGGCTGCGGCGACAACCAATCCCGTCTATTCGGTAATCGCCGACAACGTACATAATGTTGGCTCCCTAGACGGCGCGACGGAAGTTGCTTTGGTTGCCGCGCCAGGCAGCGGATTGCTGGCCGTTGCCAGTATCTCGATCTACAACGGCGACACCGCAGCCGTCACGGTCACGATCAAAAAGACTGACGTGGTGCTGACCACGATCACGCTGGCTGTCGGCGACACGCTCTTCATCAATGGCAACGCCATTCAAACGGTCAACAGCGCCGGCAACGAGCCGGATTCATCGGACGTGACGGTCGGCGACGCCGTGGACGTTGCTCTGGGCGACAGCCAGGATGCATTGCTGCGCTGGTCCACGGGCGACGCCAGCGATCATTCATTGGTGGTGGGGTTGGGCGATACCAGCCAGATGTTGCATATCACGGACAAGGGTGCGATTGCCACGGATTGGGCCGTCACCAGCCCGACGCATCCCACGCTGTACGTTCACAGTAACACCACACCGACTACCGACTATCTGCTGATCGGCACGCACAACGGCACGTCGGCCATTGTGGATGTAGTGGGCGGCACGACGCTGTTCGTCAAAGCCGCCGGCAACGAAATTGCCGACTTCGTACAGACCGCCAGCGCCGTCAATGGACTGAAGTTCTTGTCAAACTCCACTGGCGCAGCACCGGCTATCGGTTCCAACGGCACCGGCGCTGAAGCGGATATCGGACTGAATTTGCTCGATTCCAACGGCAACGAGCTTCTGGAGTTCGTCGCCGTGGCATCCGCAACCAACGGTCTAAAGGTCACCAATGCCACGACCGGCAATCCGGTGATGATCGGGGCCAACGGCACTGGGGCCACCGCTGACCGCGGGATGAAACTGAATGATTCCAACGGCAACGAACTGGTGACACTGGCCGCGACTGCGGCGGCTGTAAACGAAGTCACGATCACGAACAAAGCCACCGGCAGTGCGCCAACAATTGCAGCGACCGGCGGTGACACCGACATCAGCCTGAGCCTGGTCCCCAAGGGCGCGGGACTCAATATCTCCACCGGGCCTTTCCAAGTACGCTCCTCAACCGCCGTCACCGCCACGGTTGGCGGCGGCACAACGGGGCTTATCCCGGCTGGCGCGTCGCTCGTGGTGGTCACCTCGGATGATGCCAATAAGCAGATTTCCCTGCCGGCCGCTACGGTTGGTGACCGCATCAGAATTCTCGTGGGCGCGACGGGCTGCGAACTGATTTCCGTGACTGCCGCCGACAAGGTGAACGACGTAACGGTGGGTGCGACCAACGAGGCGGCGCTGACGGCTGAGAACCTGTACGACTGCCAGTACGTCGCCACCAACAAATGGGTGGTGATTGGCTACACGAAACTTGGAGCGGTTCAAGCGGCGCTTGTGCCGGATGCGCTGTAATGGCAACTCGGCTGGAAAACCTGGAGACCGCCCGCGATGTGCTGGCGGCAGCGCTGGCTACGAATGCGGGGAGGCCCGACTACTCGATAGACGGTGAGACGATCACGTTCAGCACGTTAATGGACCGCATGGCAAAGTTGGACGCAATGATCGCTACGGCGCAAGGCCCGGTTGAATATGCGTCGGAAGCCCAATGAGTCTAACCAGCGATATTGCCGGCGATTATGTCCACATCGAGGGAGTAGAGACCGTCACATTCACGCCGCAGAATCCAGCGCAAACGGCGCTGCCAACCGTGAAGGGCAAACGAATGTCGCCAACGAAAGGCGACCTGATGCTCTTGGGAGGCGTGGCGCTGGACGAAGAGACAGCCGTTTGGCATTTATGGAACGCAACCCTGGGGAGTTACTCACCCAAGAAACTTGACCTGATTACGCAAGCTGCTGGTGAGATTTGGGCGATTAGAACGGCCCCGCGGCTCACGCTCGATACACGTTGGCGCTGCCTGGCTGTCAGGCGGAAGCCGTAGGAGATAACCGTGGACAAGAAAATCAACATCAAGAGCACCGACAACGAAGCCTTGGGCGGCGCTGATGCGGTCGTGTCCACAGTGAGCGGCCTGCTTCGCGAAATGCCCTGGGTGCTGACTTATTCCAAGGAAGGCACCGAGCGTCGCCTGGAAATCGTCTGTCGCGAACCCGAGGGCGACGGTGAAAACGGTTGATGCCGGAGAATTCGCGCAGGAAGCCGCCAGCGTTTTGAACGTGCTTGGCCAAGGCGCGAATTTGCAGGAAGCTCTGAAGCCCGCCGTCCCGCTGATTCAAAAGGGCATCGGCGACAACTTCGCCCGGCAAGGCTCGCCAGATTCGGCTTGGCCGCAACGCAAGAACCACGGCCAGCGCGGCGACGGCGGGCGCAGCGGTTACGTGGGCCACCCGCTGTTAATTGACCTGGGGGATTTGTTTCTGGCGGCGACTTCAGGCACGGCCGACGTTCGCCCCAGGGAGCTTGACGTGCATTTGGATCAAGGGGTCGAGGAATACGCCCGGGTCCACAACGAGGGCTTAGGACGGCAGGAGCAACGCGAATTTGCCGTGATTGACGACGCCCGCGCGGAAGCAATCGATGAACTGATTATGGACGGATTGGAGCGGATGTTTGGCTAATGCGCGACACACCGGCCTGCTCGTTTCCCTGGAGACCGACATCAAGGCTTTGGCTACGGCCGGAACCTTGGCCGGGTTGGCTGCCGCCAGCGTGATGTGGCGCAAGGTTCCTTCGCTGATCGATTTCACGAAGGGAACGCCAGCCACTGGCCAATACCAGTTTCCCGGGATCCTGATTTGCCCCCCGCCCTACGGCGAAAAGATCGTGATGGAGGGCACGCGGGACGACGACTGGCAATATCCGGTTTTGATGGCGATTGCCGCCCGCGATGAGAACGATTTGACCGCCAGCGCGGACGTTTACTGGCGCTGGCGCGAACAACTGCTTGAGTTGTTCAGTTGGAAAAAGTACGTCGCGACCAGCCCGGCGGTGACCTATCACACGGTCGTTCCGGATCCTGGACCCGTGATTGATTGGTCGCGATGGATGGACGGTAACGGGATTTTTGCGAGCTGGTGGACGTTGATTTTCAAGACACGCATCACGCGAACATAGGTGAAGTATGGCAGTTGTCTTAGCGAGTATGGCGCATCAGGCGAAAGCCGGCTTGATCGCCTCGACCATTCCCTATGCCATTCCGCCGGTTGCTCTGGCGGTCACGGCGCCATTCGAGTTCATCAGCGAGAATGTCGCGCTGCACCAGCAATTTGTCATTCCCGAGGGCATCCGCGGAACACGGCGCGAGCAGAGCGAATCGGCCGTGGAAATCTCGCGCGTGGTCAACGGTCGGATCACGATGAACCCACGGCCCACAGAGCTGGCGACCTGGATTCCGTTTCTTATGGGTTCGCTGGTCACCACCGCCGGAACACTTACGGAGACGGTTCCATATTTCGATCTGGCCTTCGACCGCATCGCGAAGGTTTTCTCCTACACGAATTGCAAGGTTGATACGTGGACCATCCGCGCCAGCAAGGCGGGCCTGATGTTTCTGGACGTGGACATTGAGGGGCTGGACGAAATCACGCCGCTGGGGGCCGCCGCTTCGTTCCCGGCGCTCACGCTGTCAGTGCTCCAGCCGTACGCGCTCAACATGGCGGTCGTCACGATCAATGGCACCGCCCGCAACTGCGATGACATCGTTTTCACGATCAAGCATAACCTGGTCAAAGACCGCTTTATGAATTCGGTCTATCGCACGGAGCTGCCCGAGGGCCCGCGCGAGGTCATGTTCTCTTGCACGATCCCTTACACGTCCAACGAGGTCGCGGTCTATCGGCAAGCCATCGCGGGGGCGGCCATGTCGATCGTGTTCACCAATGGCGCGGTGAGCTTCACGATTTCCGGCACGATCTGGCAGCCGCAGGCCGACTCTCCGATTATCGGAACCAAGAAAGACGAGATTCTCTTGAAGCTCAGCGGCAACATCCGCGGTCTGAGCACGACAAATGAATTCACCGTGACGAACGATTCAACACCGTAATCCTGAAAGGACAGCATGCCGGAAGCGAGTTACTACCCGCCTGGGTACATCAAGAAGTTTCGTATCAACGAAGTTGCTGGGATGCACGGCGCAATGAGTGGCGAGTGCAAGCCGTGGAGAGTTATCGCCCGCGATCAGTGCTTCGCCTACATCGACGCCAACCGCACGGACCCGGACAAGTTCAATCGATACATGGCGGTCCACGTTGCCGAGTCGCTCGTGTCGTGGGACATCGTTGACAAGGGCATTCCGCTCCCCATTACCCCAGCGAATCTACTGGACTTGCCTCCGACGCAATTCGACAAGCTCTATCGGATCGTCAACGGCACGTATCCCAGCGAGCCGGACATGAGCGCGAAGCCCGGCGAAAACAGCGAATGGATGGCCGCGGCTGACGCCAGTATTAACGGCGCGTTCGCCGACCAGCAAGAGGCGGCCGCCACAAAAAACTCGTTGCCGGGTTGAGCTTGCTGCTGAAGCATCCAGTGCTCGCCCGGCTTGACTGTGAGACGTGCCAGACGCACCAGGTCAATTATGACTGGTCCACGCACGAAGGCGACGGCTCGATTGTTTTGATGGCCAACGGCACGCTGCCGGTGCTGCGCGTTGTGCCGCCGCCGTGCGAGAAGTGCCCCAAAGAAAGCCCGGCGAAAGCAAGGGAATACGAGTTGAGCCGAGACAACTGCGATTTAGTGGATTTTTATTGGACCGTGAAGGCAACTTGCGGCGCGTGTCTGACGGACAACATGAGAACCGACACGCTCTTAACCCAGCGACTGGCAATCGTCGAACAGATTTTAGGACAGCGAGATCATGGCTGAAAGAAACCTGATCTACCGCCTGAAAATCGAGTCGGATTCCAACGCAAATCAGGCTTTTGCGGCGCTGCACGCGCAGGCGGATGCGCTACGCAACAAACTCAATTCACTAGCGATACCGCAGTTTGGCGGCGGCTTTCAAGGCGGGGGGCGATATCCGATTCCGCCGCCAGTTGCTCCGCCGCTGCCGGGACAGGGCGGGAGCCCATTGCCGGGATTCACAAGCGCCGTCGATGCGGCCCGCAAGGCGCTCGAAAACCTTACGGCATCCATCAACAACTCGCGAATCGCGCCACCCGGTCCAGGCGGCGGTCCGGCTCCCGTAGGTGGCGGAGCGCCAGCCGATCCAACCAGGGGCATGGAAAGAAACGCGGTCAATCTCAAGCAGACATTTAACAGCGTGGCGGAAGCCGCAATGCGCATGGGGCGCGGCATCGCCCAAGCTGGACTGATCGGCGAAGAGAACACGCAGAAGATGCTCCAGACGCTGATTAAGACAGAAGCGACGATCAACATTTTGCGCGGCGGGATCGGCCTCTATTCGGCACTGGCTACTGGTGTCGGAGGCTACGCGGCTGCGGCAGTGGCTGCCTTCACTGCCATCGGGGTAGCGGCAAAGCTCGCCAATGAGTCAGTGCAAAATGGCGGTCGTGGCGCTGGCGCGGGGAGTTTCAGCGATACGGTGTATACGGGCTTGCTCAGCTTTCGCGACTGGTTGCCAGAGACGTTGCGGGAGTGGCATGACAAGTATGCCGACCTGTTTGGTACTGCCGAGACCGGCGGGAAGGGCTTGCGCACCGGGGGGCCTGAGTTTGCACAAACAGCAGAAGCGATTGCAAAAAGAAAGGCCCAACGAGATCTGGCGGACGCCAACATCTCCGCCAACATCGCCGCCGACCTAGCACGATCAAAGATCGGCCAATCCGAACAAGACGAAGGGCGGCGTTTTGCTAAATCCCTCGATCCGACAGGCCAGAGAATCACGGCCGAAACTCTTGGATACAAAAATCTCGCGCAGGTGCAGCGCGAGGCTGCGGAGGCGTTGATTGCCAGAGAGAAGGAATACCAAACACTGAAGGGCAAGGGCTTTGAATCCGAGATGGCGGCCTTCAAGGCAAAGCAGGATGCGCAGCGTCGCGTGTTCGATTTGGCGAAGGAAGCCGCAGAGGAAGAGAAGAAAGCCGCAGACGACAAGCGGAATGATTTCGAGAAGTTTGCCAAACTCTCGGCAGAAGAGCGCATGCGATTAGCCGCCGGCGCGCTGGCGCTATCGCAAGGCAAAGCACCGACTGCCAAGCAGTCTGAACTCTTGGAACAATTCAACAAGTTCAAAGATGCGGCCGCCGATGCTCGCGCCGCCAAGGGGGCTAGAGAAGATTACCAGGGCTTATTCGGCCCTGCCGCCGGAAGGTATGCCGGGCCGGCAGTCGATGCCTTCAACAAGCAAAAGGCTGATAGGTTTTCGGCCGTGCAGGATGCAGAGCGTAAGCGCCTCGACAATCTGGCGCAAGGGGGCGAGCAAGGCGCGGCGGGAGGTGTACCTAAAGCTAAACCGCCTTCAGGAAAACCGGCGCGATTCTGGGATGCGCCGTCAGACGATCCCCTGGAGCGCCTCAAGCATCAAGGCTTCTGGGGACCGTCTGGCGGCCGCGACACAAAGCCGCGCGGGCCGGCCGCTCAGACAGCGATGCAAGAGGCAATCGACCGCGTGGCATCGCGCAAGCATTCGGCCGATGCAGAAAAGGCTATTCAAGATGCCAGGGACCGGATTGCCGCCAGCGGCGGAGCTGCACGCGCGCCGGCTGCCAAGACTGAAGTGGCACCTCTCAAGGTGGACGTGAACATCAGCACGAAGATGGATGACGCCTCAATTCGCGATGCTGCGGAGAAGGTGCGAAAGAGCGTAGAGGCGATGATCAAAGACCAGAAGGCGGCGGCGGACTTGTCGAAGCGCGAGCAGTCCAGGGGGATTCAAGAAAGACAGAGGCGCGCCGCGCAGGCTCAGTAGCTAGCGATAGCGCGTCGTTCGCGCCGCGAAGTAAGCCCCGAACATGGCAGTCAGCCAACTAAGGCCAGCAAACCCAAAGAACAAAAGAGCAACGATAGCGGCCTCGGCCCGGTGTTGTGCCATTTCGTTGTCGGCTCCCCAGCGTGGCGGAGCCAGTAGCGCCAACATGCCAATGAATACCATCGCTCCGTGAAACAGCATCCAAAAAAACCCGCTGAAAAAATGCCCGCAATACAGATGCCCCAAGCCAGGCCAAAAGAAGCTCAGCACAACGGCAATCCCCGGATGGGGCGTGTGCTCCCGGTTCCGCTCGCGCGGCTGCGAAACGTAGATGATCTGCGGCGCAACCTGCGGAACGATCATCGGGCTGTTGCACTGCGGACAATTCACGGTTGCGCCGGCGTGCTGGTCGTCGATGGACAGCGGCGCAGAACAGGCCGGGCAACTGAAAGCAATGGGCACGGTCAAACCCCCGTCAGGTAATTCGCCACGCCGTCAACTTAATTCCCCCAATTCCACAAAGCAATGTTTTTCCGCTACGGCTCTTACACCTTCGC